CCACAGTAGAAGCATGGGACAATGCCACAGTAGAAGCATGCGGTAATGCCACAGTAGAAGCATGCGGTAATGCCTATTGTACTTCACACTGTATTATAGAATGCAAATTATCTAACAATGCTATTTATAGAGTAAAAAGCACAAATACTGTGTATTATTCATCTGACAACATAAATTTTATTAAACAATAATTATGGCAAAAGTGTATAACACAACAGACCTCAGACCTGACCAGGCCTTTGAGCGTCACGTATTCCACAGAGACCAATTTGCGCATTATCTGCGATGGACTCATATCTTGAAAGAAGCCAAAATTGGTGAGTCTATTGTTGATTTTGGCTGTGGAGCTGCTAACTTGCTTGAGGTATTATACCGAAACAAGTTTAAGCAGAAAGAATATATCGGTATCGATATTCGCGAAAAAACAATTCAAGAGGCAGCTGAGAAGTATGCCAATGTACCTTGGGCTCATTTCTATGTTGCTGACCTTGTTAAAAACTACATGGATTTCAGCAAGTTTAATGCTGACAAAGTCTGTGCTTTTGAAGTGCTCGAGCATGTTGGCAAACAGAATGCAGATGCATTTTTGGAGAACTTTAAGGCTTGTGGCAATAATAACGCTACTTATTACCTTTCAACTCCAAACTATGACCCATCTGTAGGAGCAGCTGGTAATCATACTTATGACTCAGGTGATGGTCGCGGAGTTGATGTGCAAGAGTTTGACCATTGGGAACTTGAAGGCATATTGCTGAAACACTTCAACATAGTAAAGAAGTTCGGTACATTTGCTTCGGCTAAAGACTATAAGCCACTGATGAATGATTGGCAGCAGAAAATGTTTGATGCTCTTAAAGAGTATTATGACTCAAACCTCATTGCCAATATCATGGCTCCTATGTTCCCAGATGCTTCACGTAATACTCTTTGGGTATTAAAGCGTAAGCCGGGAGATGTAAAAGTTGCTCCTAAAGCCACTAAGCAACCAAGTTTATTCGATGACGATTTAATGTAATAGATATGAAGATAAAAGAAGCTTTATTCAAACTCAATGACTTTTGCAATGCAAATAGAATTGAGTATATGGTAACAGGTACAACTGCTCTGGCTATGCTCGGAGTTCCGTCTAATCCACAGGATATAGATATAAAGGTGTTTCATCTGAAAGAAGAGCAGGAAGCAAAGTTAAAAGAACTTCAATTCCTGTCTGGCCTTGAGAATGAAAACTATGAAGAAAGCAAGTGTTACTCATTTGTAATTGGTGGAATCAAGATAAATGCTATCATTGACAAGACCGAAAGTTATGATGATATTATATCCAAAAAGGTAGTATTGGATATAATTGACAAGTCTCATGCAAAACATCATCTTATAGGTGTTCAGCTAGTAGTTCTCGCCTTAAAAGATAAGATGAAGCTCAGAAGAGATAAAGACAAAATATATATGATGAACTTAATTGCTAATTTGGCGTCATTATGAAAAGTTTAATTTCAGTAACTCCAAGAGAGTTTAAACGCAACTTCAATGAAGTAATGAAAATGTGCACAGATATGTGCATGGCAACCAATCAGGAGATTATTATCACTGTTCCTACAAGCAGAAAGTCAAATACTCATGCAGAAATAGCCAAGCTTGTTCCTGTAGAAAAAGGTATCAAGTATGAGTACAACAGAGAGCTTATGGATAAGCATGGCATTAACGCTTCTAATCCTAAGGCCGCAAAGATTGAAGCTATTATAGCTGAAGCTTTTGAAAAAGAAGGAGTTTACAGCCTTATAAGTCCAGAAGTTGAACATAGACTTGCTAGAGCCGTAGAAACAGCAGCTAAGGAACTTGTTAAAATAGTGTAGTTATGAAGTTTGCAAAAATAAGAAATGTAAAGTCCCCTGTTCGCGGGACTGGTAAAGCAGCAGGAATTGATTTTTTCGTTCCTAATTTTGGTAGTAACAAAGGCTTTATCGTAAATCCAGGAACTGATGTTTTGATACCATCAGGTATTAAGATGGAAATTCCAGAAGGATATATGCTTATGGCAGCTGATAAATCAGGAGTTGTAACTTCTAAATGGGCTTGCCTTGGAGCTGGTAGAACACCGAAAGCAGAAGCATTTGAAAGCATCGTTATCCTCGGAGCTAAGATTGTAGATGAAGATTACCAAGGTGAAATTCATATACATGTTGTTAATGTCGGTAAAGCCAAGGTCCACATTAAGCCAGGTATGAAAATAGCACAATTTATTCTTGTGCCTGTATCGTATGAAGGCCTTGAAGAAGTTTCTGAGTCAGAGCTTTTCAGCCGTTCATCCGAGCGTGGTGATGGAGCGCTCGGGTCTACTGGGTCATACTAAGGATTGATTTTCACATTATTCTCGCGCGCAATATCGCGCTTTAAGTACATGAATGATTGAATAATAATGGAATAATAAGCGTGCTCTAGAACGCGCGAGAATATATAAACTTTAAGCACATGAAACAGCTCAAAAAGAAAACAGCTGAAATTCCACAAGTCATTTATACAGACCAATTTCTTAGATTTGTGGCTGTTTATGCCAACAGATTTAAGGCCACAAATGGATACGGCAGATGGCTTGCTGAATATAGGCGAATGGATGAGCATGGATGGTTTAAGCCAGAAAAGTTGAGAGAGCTTTATATCGATATATTAAAAGATACAAGCGCTTTGTCTTATATATACTGGGATGCGGTACACTATATTTGTATACAAGCTTTTGATGCTACCAAAGCTTTTGTATCAGCCAATTCATTTGAAATAAGAGTAATTACTGGCGAAATAGCATTTGATGATAACGACGAAGAACTTACAGGCTTATCTATGGAAGAAGCAATAAGTATTTGCAATGCCATGAATGAGGAAGCTGAAGAATTGTTGTTTAGAGTTTATAACAGTAACACTAATAAAATAGTTAAATGATATGGCAAAGTATATAGAAGATGAAGTTCACATTGAAAGTCCGATGGATTTAGAAGTTGAAATGTGTAGATACAATTGCCATACTAAAGAAGAGCTTGAAGAACTTCTTTGGTATGATTATGGAATTACACTTATATTAGATTATAAAGAAGAGAATAACGTATGAATATAGCTTATAAAAATGCAACAGAAGCCTTTGAGGATTTATATGCTTTTATTATGGGCCAAGGAGTAAATACTAATGTTGGAACAAAAGCTGTTTACAATGTTGGTTTTTATTTACTTAATCCTCAGCAACGTGTCATAACAACAGAATGGCGTAAATTCAGCGAACGATATGCAGAGCGCGAATATGCCTGGTATATGTCTGGAGATAGGAGTGTAGCTGAAATTAAAAAGCATGCTCCTATGTGGGATAAAATGCATGGTGGAGATAACATTGTCAATTCTAATTATGGATGGCAGTGGACTCGCAATCACCAATTGGCAAAGTGCGTTAAACAGCTTAAAGAGAATAAAGATACTCGTCAAGCTTGGTTTACTATATTTGATGGTAAAGAAAAAGATGACTATAAATATGATACACCTTGTACGCTATCAGTCGGATTTGATATTAAGCCTCAAATAGGAACTCTTGATATGTGTGTAACTATGCGAAGCAATGATTTGGTTTATGGCTTTTGCAATGACCAGTATTGTTGGACAAAGCTTCAACAGTTAGTTGCAGATGAGCTCGGTGTGCCAATAGGCACTTATTACCATTTTGCTCATGATTTGCATATATATAAGAGACACTTCGATATGCAAGAAAAGTATTATAAACAACAACTTAAAAACTTATAAAAAATGAAGCTGGAAGATTTGAAAGTTATTGATATTATTCAAATGCCTCAGTTTGAAAAGCATATTGAGGCTTTGATTAAGGATTTGTACTTAACTCGTACGAAGATTATGAATGAGCATCCAGGTGCTCAATTCAAAAGAGGTCCCATTGAAAGATTACAAGAGAAAAAGGTATTTGGGCCTAAAGCTCTTGCTGCTCTTTACGCGAAAGTAGTCGATAAGATTATAAATACAAGCGAATATCCTTCTACACTTAGAACTTTTATTAAAGGAATAGGTGATGAAGCTTTTCATAGGACTTATGTTGAATTAAAACAAGTAGAAGAGGGAGAAAAAGTAGAAACAATAATGGTTAAAAAGGAAGAAGATGAAAAAGGTGCTTAAATTTTTATGGAGATGTGTAGGCGTACTTTATTTCCCTATATATCTATTGGCCTGGGTATTGCATAAAATAGCAAGGCTCATGCTTGCAATCGCATATTTTGGATTGCTTAACAAGCAAGCTGGAAAAGATATAATCAAGTCATTATTTAAGTGGCATGGAAGATATTAAGCAATATGGAGACTTAACCGAAAAGGAACTCTTTGAATTTCTCGATGAAATTAAAAGCGATGATGAGGATATTCAAGAGGCTCAATCTGAGGCGATTGAAAAAATTACCTTGGAAGAAGAGCATACGCAATTATCTGAGTTGCCAGAAAATGCTGAAATCGAAGAATATTATGGAAATGATGCTTGGCGTAAGTTAACAAAAGACACTACTTTTCTGCATGGTGACGAAGGACAGCGCAAAGCAAGTTTGGCATTAGCAAAAGCCAATAGACAAAAAGCTCAGAGACTTAAGCAAGATAGAATACGTATTCAAAGACAGGCATTCAACCAAGAATATATAAGGTTGAGTGACCCTACTGGAAACGAGAATATTAAGCTGTTAGTCTCTTTGCTTGTCGAGGAGCATACAAGAATGATTGATAAGTATTCTGCTCTTATAAACAAGAGATTAGCCATGCTGCTCAATCCATTCATACCAAGAAGGTTAAGATTATGCAAAATGCTATATCCGGACTCAATCCGTATATGTCCTGGCTTTTTATATAGAGCTAGTAAAGAATATGGCAATAATCTTACTTTTTGGGCTATGCCTAACATTCCATATTATTTTGCTCAAAATACAGAGCAAAAAATTCTTATGGAACGCAAGCCGGAATTTTTGGTTTCTATTGACAAGTTTATAACCTTTTACCATGAGCATAAAGACAAAAGAACTAAAAAGGAACTTAAATATGCTTCACTTATAATACAAAAAGGTGTATATACTTATTTCGATTTGCTGAGATTAAATCCATTCTGGTTTGAAATATTGTATAACAGTATAATAGAAAAGCTGAAATGAATAAGCAAATAGGTTTACCAAGAATTTTGGTCTATCAGGACGAAGATTGTAGCGTAATGACAGACTATTTACAGTTTTACGGCTTTGAAGTAATTACGTCTACTGAAGCAGATATACTTCACAAGATAAAAGAAAAGAATTATGATTTGTGTATACTCGGACACTATAAAACTAGCTTACCTGGCGACTTGAGGTTATTAAAAGCTTTGCGTAAAACAGACCATAGAACACCAGTTATAATGGTATCAGACCAATCTAGATACGAGTTTATAATAGATGCTTTTGACGCAGAAGCAGATGATTATATAATCAGGCCATATAACCTCGAAGAGCTAATAAGACGAATAAAAGCAATATTAAGAAGATGTGGTGTTAAAGTGCGAGCCATTAAGCTATCTTACAAAATTGGTAATTATACATTTGACACAGAGAAAAATACTCTATCAATAAATGGAGTAGAAACAAAGCTTACAAATAAAGAAAGCAAAACTCTATCTTTATTGTGTGCTTATAAAAATGAGATACTACCAAAAAAGATACTTATGCAACAAGTATGGGCTGATGATAATTATTTCAATAAGCGTAGTTTAGACGTCCACATGTGCCTTTTACGTAATTGTCTTAAAATGGATAAACGAATTGTTATTGAGACAAAAAGAGGTATCGGTTATTCTCTTGTTGTTAACGAGGAATAAAAAATAGCGGGAAAATACTTATTTGGTATTCTCCCGCTATATTTTTCTTGTTAGTAAGTTAACAGCCTTTCTTTTTGAAATGCTTTAAGAAATATAGGCTCATTTTTCCTGATACAAAGTCCTTATCTTGTTCTCCTGTATGGAAACACCTATTGCCATATTTGTTTGTGTAAACCTTAAAATCACCTTGCAATTCTCTTGCTCCAGTTTGCTCATAAAACCACCAAGCTCTAATAAGATTAGTATCAAGCCATTTAATTTGAAGCTGAATATGGCTTGTGATATTTTCATACTCGTCAAAGTCCATATCGTCTTCTACATAAGGCACAAATGTACATTCTATAAGGTCTGTGTCATCTATATTTTCCCAGTTATCTTCTATAACAAAGCCATTAGGAAACATATCGGCAATCTCTTGTGCCTCTTCCATGTTTTCATCATCCAATGGCTCTTCTCCATAATACAAGTAGTAAAAAGCATCATTAGATATTTGCATGACTTGCTTTTTACTGTAGTCCATTCTGAAATTCATCTGTTCATTTTTTCTACTGTTTCACGATATTGTTTTTCAATTTCCGCAATTTCATCAAGCGCTTCTTTAGGTTGAACTAATTGAGCAACTCTTGGCGGTTGAGATAATTCTTCTATTTCACTAGACAGAATATTCTCCTGTTGTACCTCTTGGGTATTCTCCTGTTCAAATGTTTCCATAATTTTCTGTATTAATAGTTTGACAATTCTCCTGTTGGGGATTTAGTATTCTCTTGTTCAATTCTCTTGCTTAAAGCCACACCGGAAATCTTGTGCGGACATCTATCGCATAGACCACTGTGTGATTGGCCTATACAACCGGTGCATTCAGGCATAAACGGCCTAACTATAACTAGTTTACGGCTTTTATCAGATTTAGCGTGTAACATGTTTTAACATTTTTACAATTGTTCTTTTATAGGCTAAAGTACCAAAATACCTTTAAATAGAATACTGTTTTAATAATTTTAACATAAAAATTTTTCACTGGTTTATTGCCGCTTTGGCTTGAAACGTATGAGCCTTGGAGTATAAAAAATATATGAAATTTCATCATTCTTTCGCGTTCTCTCGTCATTTCTCTTTATAAATGTAGATTTATATATCTAATATATGAAAGTGTCCTAGAACGCGCGAAAATGAGTCAACTTTTTTAATTAAAACTTTTAACAACTGTGAGTAATGCTGCTTGGATATAAATACGAAGCCGAAGCACTTCAAATCTTATATATGGAGGCCATGGAAAAATACATTGATAGATATACTTCTTTTTCCCTCTATCATGTTATTTTTATGAATTAATATAGAGCTACATCTAATATATGAAAGTGTCCTAGAACGCACGAAAATGAGTCCTTTTTATACAATAAAAGCTGCATAGCTTAAAATAAAGCTATGCAGCTTCTGTGGTACAGATAAAAAAATAACCGCCTCTTCACAGAGACGGTTACTAACCCTAAACAGATTTGCTTATGCAAGTGGCTCTTCAGCAGGAGCTTCAGCAGGAGCTTCAGCAGGAGCTTCAGCAGGAGCTTCGGCAGTTTCTCCATTTACCTGACCGGCGAGATATTCATCCAGCTCCTTCTTTGCATCTTCAAGCTGTTTCTTTTTGGCTTCTAGCTCTTCCTGAACTTTCTGCAGCTTCTCCTCTGCCTTCTTCACATTCTCCTCGCAGCGAATTACGCGGTCCTGAGGAGTAAGTGGAGTGCGGGTTGCTGCTGCCTCACGGCGCTCCAGATACTTGGCATTGAGCTGTGCACCTTCTGCGTCGAACTCTCCGGCAATCAGCAGTCCTTCAGTGGTAACAACCTTATGCATGGTCTTCGTTGCAAGCGGATTGCCTTCGATAGGAGCCGGAACTGAAATGCGGTAGAGCAAGCGCTGAGCTCGTTTGTCAGGCACGATTGCCACGATACGGCCGCTAATCATTTCGATGTGCTCTTCGCCGTTTTCGTCAGTAGTGCGGTATTTCTCGAATGTCACACCCTTGCCGACGTTATCGATAACTTTGTTAACTTCATCAGCAATTGCTTCCGGAGTCCATTCAATTTTTTCAGAAGCATCTTTTGGCTTGCGGCCTGCGCGTGTTTTCTTTTCCGGTTCAATAGTTTCGTCCAAAATACGAACAAGGTTACTGTCGTGTACCTTAACGATACGGCGGCCATCGTCAGTTTTGATTGCATAAAGCACCTTATTGCTGCGCTTCTCTTCAATCACTCCGGCGATATAGCCGTCAACCCATTCTGCAGTATTGAAAGGAACTGCCTGACAACGGTGGTTAACATTCTTCTTCAGCTCTTCGGCCAGTGCATGACGGTCCTCATCGGTCATCTTTGGCTTTTTCTCCTGAGTTGCCTTGCTGCCATTGTAAAGCGGGTTGAGCCCGCCATTCTCTTCAGCTGCCTTAATAGCTGCTTCTTCCTCAGAGCTGAGCTGAGTTTCTTCTTCACTTGCAGGAGTCTCTTCTGCGGTTGCCTCAGGAGCTGCAGGAGCAGCGGGGGCCTGAGCCTGTTCACGAGCTGCGAGTACGGCTTCGATAGCCTTCTTGTCTTCATCACTTGCTGTTGCCAAAAGAGCGTTCAGCTTCTTCGTTGTCATCTGCGAAAATTTCTTTGTTGCCATAATACTGTAAATTTTGAATTATTATTAAATGTTATTGTTTAATTTTGATATTGCAAATATACTATGTTTTTTTGAATTATTGAGCCGCTTTGGGAACTTTTTTCCAAGTTTTATGTTAAAAAATATCAATTGAGTTTTTTAAACGGCCCTAAGAGTCCGAGAGTACTTATACTATATCCCTCCTTGCCAAAGAATTTGAGTGCCATATTAGCCAATTTCGTTGTCCCTAAGGCATCCGAAGACGCTACTATGATAGCTACATAACCCTCATCGTTGGACACGATAGCGCAATCTGAAATGGCTTCTATGAAGTTCTCCATACTGTTCAAATTCTCTCGAGTGGCCTCAACTTCAAGCCTATAAACCGTTACAAACATTTCTGTCTTTTTCATGCCTTTACTTTTTTAGTTATCTGTTGTTTTTCTACTGTGATGCTGAATACCTTATGAGCCACCGCAAAATGAATTGTTGACTCTGAGTTAGTTTGTTCAACCGCAATTGTCGGTGTCAAAAACAATGTTTCTGACTTGGTTGCTGAAAATTTCATTGTTACCATATTGCTGTAAATTTTAGTTGTTTTGGCTATCGCCATATCTTTTTAAGTATATGCAAATATACTACTTTTATTTTAATCTGGTCACTGCTTTAAGAACTTTTTTCGTTAAATAATGTTGGTTATTTTACTGTTTTAATAATTCTCTCGGCAATATCGCCAATTGTGCCCAGCAGTGGAGTCGAACCATTGTGCCAGCACTCCTGTGCGGCTCTCCCGGCCTAGGCCTTTCCGGCATCAACGGATGTTGATGCCGTTCTCGTCCACTGTTATTATTTCGACCAGCATCGCCTCGGTTGGCAGTTCTCTCGTCACAGTAATTTTCTCGTTGCCCTCCTGCCTTGTCTCCGTAACTGTTTTCGGCTTCGTCTCCTTATATATGCAGTACGTGTGCTCGTAATACGGCTTGAGCTGGTCAGCCTTCTCGGCCGCCTTTATTGCCGATATAATATCCTTTTCGCAGTAATAATGACACTCCGACTCGAATATAAATTCTCCTGTGCGGCTCTCCTGTTCAGCTGTCACACCACTTTCGACTACTGTCAACACGAATCTGTAATTTCTGTTTACCTTCATAATTTTAACTGTTTTAAATATTAAAAACCGGAATATTTATATCTCCGTTTTATTTATATTGCTAATTTAATAATTTTTCCCGATATATAAAAATTTAATTGGCTAATAAATATTAAAAACCGGAATATTTATATTTATATCTCCGTTTTATTTATATTGCTAATTTAATAATTTTTCCCGATATATAAAAATTTAATTGGCTAATAAATATTAAAAACCGGAATATTTATATTTATATCTCCGTTTTATTTATATTGCTAATATATAAAATTATTGCCATATATAAAAATATAAATATTAAATAAGTGTTAATAAACCGGGTTATTTATATTAAAAATTGTCGGCTTAATTATATAGGTATCAGGCATTATTTTTTAAACCGGAAAATATTTTGTATTAAATTTGGTTAAGCGGTCGTTAATTTTTATGGGTGACTGGCCTGTCTGCCTGTAATTAGGTTGGTACCAGAAAATTATTTACATTAAAAAAACGTTAAAGGCACTCAGGCTTATAGGCTTTTAACAACCTTAAATATTTTTAACCAGTGAGGCACTCAGGCTTATAGGCTTTTAACAACCTTAAATATTTTTAACATAAAATATTTCGCAGATTGGAAAATTAGGCCCCTGGCTGGGTGCGGCGGTGCCCCCTATATATAGTATATAGAGCCATGTCCATAGGCAGAAAAATTTTTTGGCTTCAAATCATTCTCGCAAATTGCCACCAAATCAAAATTCGCAAAGGCCATCATTCAAATCATTCTCGCAAATTGCCACCAAATCAAAATTCGCAAAGGCCATCATTCAGGCATTCTCGCAAAAAGGCTGTAAACAAGAGAAACAAAATAAACAATTGATTGTTTCTCAATAAGTGATTGATTTTCAATGAGTTAGACGTATTATAAACAAAGAAACAATAATATAGTTAAATCTCTTACATATAGAATTGAAATATAATAAAAGTATATTATAATAAAATAAATAGGCTAAATATATTATAATATAAGTATAAATTACAAGTAATATAATATGTATATAGGAGTATCGTTTATTTCGTTTACGCATTCTCGCAGATAGGCCTATATCATTGAAAATCAATCACTTATAAAATTTTTCTGTAAACAATGAAATTTTTTCTTTGTTTCTGGACAGCCATTGTTTCTCAATGCCATCCAGCCTTTTAGCTGGTAAAATAACTTTTTTCATTCTCGCAGGCAAAATATATTTTAACAAAAATACTTTATTAGAAATTGTTATATTAAAAATATAATTAGTATATTTGCAAACGAAATTATATATAAAACAGATAAACATGATAACAATAGAAGGCATAAATGTCGATACAGTTTCTTCAGTCGATAAGCTGATGACAGAATGGGCTCTATTCACAGTAGAATTTGAGTATGACTGCAAAATGCTTGTATGCCATACATTCAATTATCCTGTATTTAGAGGTATCAAAAAGCTAATAGCCCATATCCTTAATAACAAGATGGAAAATCTTGAATTGAGGCATGCACTTTTATCTAGCAAGTATATAACAGTAGATATACTTGAAGATATGAAAGACAATATGCATGAAGGAATGTTGCTTGATGAAAAGAAAAGTATTGTGCTTAAAGAAAAATATAGGCTCATAAAAAAGTATAATACTTATTATCCATACGGGTACAATATACTTACAGACTCATCTTCAATAAGAGGAGAGCATGAATATGCCTATGCTTTATACGATGAACTTGTAAAAGAAATAGATGCTCATGCTTTATATGTCCCATCTGACCTTAAAGTAATACAAAGAGGAAGACCGGGCAAAATGGTTCATAAGTTTAACGCAAAAACCGGATTATATTTAGAAACGTATAATTCTGTAAAAGAAGCCGCTATTGCTACTAATACAAGCCCGAGTAATATAAGTGCATGTTGCAATGATAAACTAGGCCAAAAAACAACAGGAGGCTTCAAGTGGTCTTATGAAAAAGATGTAATGTTTGCAAATTAAAAAAAATTGATATGAAAACAGATAAAATAGCACAGAAATTAGCAGATATATTGCCATCACGCCCAATAGTTCCTGGAATGTCTAATCCAGACACATCCAAACTCGTAGAACAAGAGGCCACGCGCATCAAATCAAAACAAGATGCAAAGGAATTGGCCCGTATTAAGTATCTTGAAAAGCAGAAGCTTAAAAATCTTCAAGCTAAACAAGAAAAACGCCAATCATTAGCAGAAGAACTCGGCGTGGAAGAAATACCAGATGGCCAAACTGAGTTTCAAGCCAAACGCATCGTAGAGCAGCAAAAACGAGTTGAGGCTATTGAGGCACTTGAGGCCCAGACTGTAGAGCCACTTAAAGCAACTGAGTTAGCAGAACGCCATGACTCGGGCAGAGGTTCATATTCATCAGCTATACACTCAGCACTTCAGTTACAAGGAGCATCAAGGCCTGAAATAACAAAACTTCTTACTAGCCTTAATATCAATTTAAGTGTTCAGCTTACAAAGCAGGACACGGCTAATTTATTGGCTTGTTTGTTAACGTGTAACCACTCGCAGTTACAAGCCTTAATGGCTAATAAAAAAGTGCCGGTTGTAATAAAAACTGTAATTAAGCGCCTTATTGAAGACGAAAAGCTAGGTAACATTGAAACTATAGAAAAATTATGGGATAGAATATTCGGCAAAGGACCTATGCAATTAAGTCTCCCAGAAGGACAACAACTCCAAACAGGTATTATCCCCAATGTGCCTGTAAGTCGTGAAGCGTATCTGATTATACGTGAAAACTTAATAAAGTAAAATATAAGCATGAAGTCACTTAAAGAAATGCAAGAAACAGCATTAGATGCCACAAAGCCCGGAACTGTAAATCCTGTAGAAATGTTACGTCTTGAGGCTCTTACGTCATTTGAAAAGTATACTAAACTAATGTTTAAATGTCAATATAAACGCTCATTTGTAGTAGCAGAGCATCATAAAAAGATATTTGAAGCTTTGCAAGATGTTGTGGATGGCAAAATTACCAGATTAATTATCAATATTGCTCCACGCTATTCTAAAACTGAGGTTGTTATAAAATCATTTATCTCATGGGCCTTCGCCTTAAATCCGCGATGCCGATTTTTGCACTTGTCTTATTCAGATATACTCGTGAATGATAATTCTGAAACAATCAGAAATATTATGCAAGAAGAGCTTTATAAGACTCTTTTTCCCAATTCGACTCTTGCGTCTGAGAAAGGCTCAGCTAAGAGATGGAAAACTAAAGCAGGCGGAGAGCTTTATGCCGTATCAACCCAAGGCCAAGTAACAGGTTTTGGTGCTGGAAATGTAGATGCCGACCCAGAGATAGATAAAATGGACGGAGGCAATGACATATTTGTATTTGATGACCATACAAATGAGATGCTATCAATGATTGGAGCAAAATCCAATGTATTTCAAGGCGCAATTATGATTGATGACCCAATAAAACCTGAAGATGCAGCATCTGATTTAGTACGCGAACGCATAAACCAACGTTTCGAAAATACAATACGTAACCGTGTTAATTCGCGTAGAACGCCTATCATTATTATAATGCAAAGATTACATGAGCATGACCTCTGTGGCTATTTGCAAGAGATAGAGCCAGATACATGGACTGTTTTATCACTTCCAGTTATACAAACAGACCCTGAGACAGGAGAAGAATATGCTCTTTGGCCAATGAAGCACAATCTTGAAGAACTGTATAAACTACGAGAGATTAACCCAGTAGTATTTGAGACCCAATATATGCAAAATCCAATTCCTACTGAAGGCCTTATGTATCACGAGTTTAGAACATACCAAAATATAGAATTGCCATCGGGCTCTAAAGCTAATCAAAGGTGGTGTTACGTTGATACAGCTGACACTGGGTCTGACTATCTGTGCGCGATATGCTTTATAAATACTCCAGAAATGCTATATGTAATTGATGTGCTATACACACAACTGCCCATGGAAAAAACTGAAGTAATATTGGCTAAAATGCTCACAGAAAATAGTATAACAGAATGTCTGATAGAGTCCAATAATGGTGGTAGGCAGTTTGCTAGAAACGTAAAGCGCATTACAAGGGCCACTTTGCATAATTTCAAAACGGCAATAAACACATTTACACAGACGAAGAATAAAGCTGCTCGTATTTTTTCAAATTCAGCTCTTGTTAACTCAGATGTAGCGTTTCCAGAAAATTGGGATAAAAAATGGCGTGAATTCTATAATGCTATTACAACTTATCGTAAAGATAATAAGCGAAGGGCTGCTCATGATGATGCACCAGATGCATTAACTGGAGTAGTAGAAATGAGAATGAAAAAAACTTTATATAAAAAGATTAAAAGGAGAAATTAATATGGAAAATAAATCTATAAACATACCTAATAGTATACAAATAGCGGGTCAAGAAATAACCGTTGAAATTGTAGAAAAACTTGGAACTAATTTAGGAGTATGCTGCTTGGCTCAATCATATATACACATAGCTAAAAAATATATGTGCAATAATGAGGAGCAAGAACAAAGTGATGCCTCGAAAGAACAAACATTCTGGCATGAATTAGTTCATTGTATTTTAGATGCCATGTGCGAAAATGACTTATCAGCCAATGAAAAATTTGTATCTGTTTTTTCTGGCTTTTTATATGAAGCAATAAATGCGTCAGGCTATAAGGTAATAAAAGATTAAATTCTCGCATTATTCTCGCATTCTATATACTTCTAAACATATATTTATGAACTAATCATAAGATAAGTATAAAAGTATTGCGAGAATAAAACTAAAATATTTCAGTTTAAAAAATGTTAAAGTCGATACATTTTTATATCTAATTTATTATATTTGCTGTGCGAAGAATTTTATTCTACACAAAATTTCAAGTAAATTCGATGCAAGCTAAGGGTAGCTGCTCGGTAGTATTAACATTAAAAACATAAATAATATGGGATTAAACTGTGGATGCCCTGCCGGTGCTCATATCGCCGACCTTGAGATTGCTGGATGCAAGGAGGGTATGGAGCAAGTTCAAAAAGTTGCATTTCAGCGTATCTATAAGACAGCTGGAACGAAGAACTCTGTCACTGACCCGACTAAGAAAGCATCGTTTTCTACCTTGTTTTCTGCGGCTGATGGTTCTAAAATGACAGTTTCTCCGTATATTCAAGGACCTACTACTGAGCCTGGTGCAGCTCGTACATTCGGCGGTGGTAACCAGACACTTGGAGGTATTGAGATTACAATCGGCCGTGAGCCGACAACGTTCTCTGCCACTATCTATCAGGAAAGTCAGAAGACAATTGCACAGCTGAAACAGTACATGTGTGAAGAGATTGGTGTTTGGCTGATTGATGAAAACGGTAACATTGGCTGTTTGGTAGATGACCAGGATAAGCCTACAGCATACTTCCCAATTCCTATTGGTAAGTTCTTTGTTGGCGATAAGAAGCTTGGTGGTCTTGAAGAGCCGGACAGCAATACAATTGAATGGTCATTCTATCCTAACTGGAGTGATAACTTCTATATCATCAAACGCGAAACATTGGGCTTCAATCCTCTTACAGATTGGGTTAATGTTCCTTCAGCAGGAAGCAGCGAATAAAAAAATTCAGCCATGAGAAAGAAAAAAGAACAAACAGTAACATTGACCGTGCCCAAGTATGGTATGACACAAGAATTTGGCATTCAACACGCAGAGCGTTTACTTGACATGGGCACGGCATTAAACGGTGGATGGGAATTACCTAAAGATAGTAATTATATTTACGACGAAGAAAATGGCCTTAGAGTTAAATCAGATAAAGCAAATTCTGCAAAAGCCGATTAAACGTCAGACTATTCAGAAAGCTGTAAATATGCAGCGCCGTCTTAGATTTCATACTGAGACGAATATTGCTGTATCTGATATTAACCAACCTACGACTATATTCCTTGATTGGGTAAGACAGTTGCTTCCGAAGGATAAATTCAACATATTCCTTCATCTGTTCAAATTTCCGTTGCCTACACCTGCTGTAGTTGAGGACGTCTATAGAGAACTCGAAAGGGTTTTCTATAGCCGTAACTCATCAAGCTCATATCAGTTTACAGACTCAGAGCTTGCAGAAGACTGGTCTCAGTATAAAAAGAATAACCTCAATGAGCCAGAGGTGTGGAAGACAACCGGATGGAAGAGAATGCAGGTATCGCCAAATAGTATTTTGGTAGTAGACCTTCCTCAAGTACAAGCATCTTTGCGCCCAGAGCCGTATTTTTATTGGCTTGAGATTGATGCTGTAATTGATTACCAGACTTCTAAACTTGATGAAAATCAGTTTGAGTGGCTTATTTTCAAACAGCCAGAACATCGAATAGCTGTATTTGATGATACTTCTATAAGAGTATATCAGCTGAATGAGAAAAATGAAATTCAGTCACTTATTTCAGAGGCAAAGCACGATTTAGGATATTGCCCAGCTCGGTTCTTTTGGTCAACACAACTCAATGAGAAAAATAAAGACCTTAAGAAAAATCCAATTACAAAAGAGCTGTCAAATCTTGATTGGTATTTGTTCTTCTCTATTTCGAAGCAGCATTTAGACTTGTATGCACCTTATCCTATATATAGTGCGTATGAAGCTGATTGTAATTTTGAGAATAATGAGACTGGTGATTACTGCGATGGAGGTTTTCTACGCAATGCAAAAGGCGAGTATAAAATTCTCAATGATGGAACAGTTGAAAAGTGTCCTTGCTGTAGCGAAAAGCGTATAGCTGGTCCTGGTTCATTCTTAGAAGTTCCTATACCAAATCAATCTGAAGGTGTCGCAGATATGCGTAATCCTGTTCAGATAACTACTATCGATAAAGACTCACTTGATTATAATGTCAATGAGTGTGCAAGACTTAAAAATGAGATTGTTATTTCCGTAGTTGGTTCTGGAGGTACTGTAAGTGAAAAAGAAGCCATCAATGAAACTCAGGTAACTGCTAACTTTGAAAGCAAAACCTCAGTTCTCAATGCCTTAAAGACCAACTTTGAATTGGCACAGAAATTTGTCGAAGATACTGTTTGCAAACTCAGGTATGGAGGTGCTTTCATATCATCTTCTGTAAACTGGGGTACAGAGTTTTACGTTTTCACAGTAACAGAGCTATATTCTAAGTACAAACAAGCGAAGGAGAATGGTGCGTCTAACTCAGAACTAGATGCTATATCGCAACAAATTCTTGAGGTCGAGTATCGCAATAATCCTTTGGTACTTCAGAGAATGCTCATCTTAAAGCAATTGGAACCATATCCACATAAAACGCTGGATGAAGTGTTAAAATTGTATGAAAAAGGGTTATTAAATGAAAATTTGGTAAAGCTTAAAATAAATTTTAGTACTTTAGTCGAAAAATTTGAACGTGAGAACATTAACATAATTGAGTTTGCTTCAAATAAGCCGTTAAGAGAAAAAATTGATATAATAACAAATAAACTTTTAGAGTATGTTACAGAAAATGACACTACAGGAACTACAGGCACTCAGTCTTGAGGATGTTAAGTCTTATAAGAAAAAGGCCGTAGAGCGTAAAGCAGAACTAGAAGCTGCTAAGGCTAAAGGCGGAAAAGCTTGGACAAGCGACTTACAGGAAGAGCTTGACGAGGTAGTTCTTTTCCTAGTAGATGTTGATGATGTTATCGAAGAAAAATCATCGGCATTGAAAACACAGGCTAAGAGTGATTATACTCCTAAGCCGGGTACTGAGAAGATGGTGCACTTGTCAATTGTGCGTGGTCGTAGGTTTAATCCAATGACTGGCAAAGAAGAGTCACCAGCATATACTCAAATGTTCACATTCGCAGAGTGGCAGCTTTTCAAGAAAACGTATAAAGGCCTTGGTTATACCATTATGGCGGCCTTGCATGACCCATACGGAGATGCTGCAGAGTTAGTACAAAAGTAATTAACAATAAAAACAAAGCTATATGTTAACAATTGAGATGCTACGACAGAGTTCAGCTTTAACAGGTCTTACAGATGACCAGCTGAATGCAATTGCTGAGATGTCAAGAAATGATGAGAATACCGTTATAGGTACTAAAATCGGTGCATTGCACGGTCAGTATGACACTGATATTCTTGGCATTACAGGCATTAAAAAGAAAGATGGTGAAAAAAGTTACGACTATGCTAAGCGCGTACTTGGCGAGTACAAAACTAAAGCAGAGTCTGCAAAAACAATTCAAACTCAGCTTACTGCTGCTCAAGCACAGGTTGCAGAGCTCCAGTCTAAACTTGAAAAAGGAACTGGCGATGAAACTTTGAAGCAACAGCTGAAAGATGCTAAAGCTCAAGTAACTCAGCTTCAAACTCAACTTCAGACAAAGGAAACTGAGTTCAATACCAAAAAGGCAGAGTTTGATAAAACTATTAAGGACACGCATGTAGATTATGCTTTTCAAGCTGCTACAGCAGGTCTTAAGTTTAAGAGTGGTATTACTGAGCCTATTCAGAAGACGCTGCTCAATGCTGCAAAAGCAGAAGTCCTTGCAAAAGGTACTCCTGATTTCATAGAGGACGGCCAAGGAGGAAAGAAACTTGTTATTCGCGGTGCAGATGGTAATATCCTTAACAATCCGAAGAACAATCTTAATCCTTATACGATGCAAGAGCTTGTAATGGAAACATCGCTTAAAGATGTAATCGATACAGGCCGTCAGCAGACAGGCGGTGGAACAGGAGGCTTTGGGTCTGGTTCAGGCGGAACAGGTGGAACACTTGATTTGTCTGGCATCAAGAGCCAAGTTGAGGCCGATAAAGCCATTGAGGCACATCTGCTCGCAAATGGTTTAACCCGTGACTCACAGGAATTTGCAGACCAGTCAATGCAACTGAGAACTGAAAACAATGTGGCAAGTTTGCCTATTAGATAAAATGGCACATCCTAAAAGATAAACGAAAAATGCTATGAGGCGTAAAAGGGTAATGCACCATATTAGCATAAGTATTAACAATTAAAAAACTTAAAAATTATGAGTCTAGTTTTAACACGTATCCAGAACATTCGTGCGAACTCTAACTTTGATAAGTTTGAGTATCGCCCCAGTAGGTACGGTGCGCTGAATGCTTTTATGGTGCAGTCTGAAGACCCTACTGGCATCCTCACTGAGGAACTGAAGCAAAAAGCAAGGACCTCCATCGGTAACACGCTGGAAACTCCGGTAATTGACTATGATGCTGATATTACTATCGGTAGTACCCGCACTTTGACAATCGCCGACAGTGAAAATACTTCTAAAATGGTTCAAATCACATTTGCCACTTATGCGTGGGGATTTACTATTGCTCCGGCAATGTATATGAACAATGAAATTGGCATTCAAAAAGATTTTGAAACCAAATTTATGAAGTATCTGTATGCATTTGCTAAGAAGCTTGATGAAGCCGCACTTACTCAACTTGCTGCTAGCAAAACTCAGATTTTGAAGAATATGTTGCTTTATGACTTTTCTTCTAATGCTGTTAATGCTAAGTGGACAGAGCGTGAAAACGTATTTGGCGACCTCGAGGTCATGATGGGGGCAAATGATTTTTATGGCCAGTTACATATCGTAGGTGACCCTGGAGTTGAGTCTATCATGCGTAAACTGCAGCAGCATGGTCTCTACAATGATGTAAACAAGCAGAATGAGTTCGGCACAAAGATTGTACACTTGACAAACAACATTGCGGCCGCTGATGGTAAATATGCTCAGGGTTATGCAGTGAATGCCGGTTCACTTGGTTTGTTAACTCGCTTCGAGCGTGACTGCTTGCTAGGTACTGTATCTGGTGATGGTCATGAGTGGGGTATTGCTACTTTGCCTATGCTTAACATGCCTGTTGGTACATATTTCTACGACTCTGTAGGTGACTACCATGCTATTGCAGGAGCTGCTACTGCAGATATGATCCGCACTCGCAAAGAGCACTATGGTTTTGCCGTAGATGTAGCATTCCTTACCGCTTATAACAGTTCTCCTTCTACATTGGCCAGTCCTATCTTGGCATTCAACGTATCAAGCGAAGATGCAGCTTACGGTAAGACTATCGTTGTAGCTAACTCAGAAAAATCACCCATCTTTATTAAAGATGTAGCTAACTCAGAAAAATCACCCATCTTTATTAAAGATGTAGCTGGAGCATAAAAAATAATAGCAGTCTTTTCTTAGTTGTTATTAGCTTTGGACAGAGGTCACTAAGTTTTATAATTTAGTTAGCCTCTGTTTTAGTTATAAACTGCATAAAGTAGGAAAAAAATGGCATACTTAAACGTATTCATAAACAATTCAAATAAGAATCCGATTAATGTAAACAGAGATACAAAACCTGTTCCTCCTGGACCGGGCATAGAAAAAACCGTAATCACTGAAAATGGATACAGCATATTGCTTGAAAACGATGGTTTAATATTAACGGAAATAATATAATGGAAAATAATCTTAAAATTTCACAGATGCCTCCCGTTGAGACCGCTACGGGAGAAGAGATGATACCATGTGTGACGGGAAGCCCTAAAGAGAACAAATCCGTCACGGTGTCCAAGATAAGACAAGGCATGGTAATGGACGAAAACTATGTGCATACCGACAACAACTTTACTACCAAGTTAAAAACCAAACTTGACGGGATACAGGAAGGTGCACAGAGGAATACCGTCATAGGCGTGAAAGGTAGTGCCGAACAGTCTTACAGGACCGGGAATGTCAATATAACGAAAGACAATTTAGGTCTGTCCAATGTGGACAATACGTCCGATGCAGAAAAGCCTGTATCCACCGCACAGAAAACAGCCCTAGACAAGAAGGTAGACAAGGTGGACGGCAAGGCGTTATCCACAAACGACTTTACCAATGACTACAAAACCCTTCTCGAACAGATAAAGATGCAGCAGGGGAACATATATGGAGTGGAGATGAGAAGAGGGCAGGCAGACCCAGCCTTTCAGACATGGATAGGAAAGGAAGAGTTCAAGACATCCCATCCCATCCTCAACTCTTTCCGTGCGGCAAAGGTAAAGGACGGTAAGGTAGTAGGATTCCTTGACCAGACCAATTTCTTCAAAATGGCTGGCGGTAGCCCGTCAAATATTGTTATTGACGGAACTGATGTAACAGATGACGGAAGCGATATTATGCTTGTAAACACCAAGCCTTTCTGGATAATCAACGGAGGAACGGATGATACATACGAAAGAAGGCTAGTCAGTGACGCTCCGTTTACATACGGTGGCGATACGGCCATAGAGATAAAGCCGTTCGGAATGAGTATCGGTTATTCCACGATAAAGGATGGGAAGCAGAGATCTATTTTTGACAACACGGTAAAAGGAACAACATCAGCAGGAAATCTAGGCGTAAACATAATGGAAGGAAATGGATGGCCTACGACAAATGTATCACGTTTTGATTACGAGAAATACGCCAGGGCAAAGAACCCGGACATTACGAAGAACTATCCTTATGCAAATGCTTTCGTTCTTGACCTTGAAGTGTGGTGTACGCTTCTCTTTATCAAATTCAGGACAAAAGACCTACACGCACAGTCTGTTTGCGGAAAAGGAATATCATCCAACGATTCAGCTCCCGATGCGTCAAGCTGGGGAAAAATGACAGGCGTTAGATTCAAGAAGGCGGACGGTCAGACCTATGTGTATTACAAGATGAGCGGGCAAGGATTTAAAGCGTCAGAAACAGGAACTGCTTACAATTTTTCACAACTCATAAACAATTACCGTCCTTGCATGAAGATGTTTGAAGCACAGCTTGCCATGTCATACGCAAAGGAACACAATGTCGCTCCCGACACCGAGTTTGAATATGAAAGCACAAAATACAAATACTACAACTTCCAAGGTCATAACGGATTGGCTGACGGGGAGATGTCGGGTATCGTAGCCAAGTTTGTCAATGCAACTGTAACTAGCGGATGGAGTATTCCTGACAATGCGGCAGTTACAAACCGTGAAATAGAGATATGCTTCACACAGCCTATCATTCGCGGACGTATTGCCGGGTGGGGAGATACATGGATGTGGTACAGTGGGATAGATTGTGTCATGCACGATTCTACATCCATAGACATCTATCAGACCTATGACGTGAACAATCTGACTACGGACAATGTAGCCACAGAAAAGAATCCTGGGGAATCTTACGGTTTTGAGAATACGTATGATTTTGTCGGTTCTATGGCTAGAGGTGAAGGATACATAACGAAGAACTTTAAGAACTCTCTTATTGGAGAGGTCAAGGGAAGCAATCTTCACACGGGGGAATGCCATTACAACGGGTTTACGGGAAATGCAGGTTCGGGTAAGATTGGAAGGTGTGGTGTTTTCTTTGGTGGTAGGTCGGACGACGGCTCTTGTTCTCTGCGGAGGGGTCATTTGAACCATGTTCCTTCGTACGCGGGCACGAGCCTCGGTGGCGGCTTTCGTTGTTCAATAACCCAAGCCTAATTTTTCACAAAGTGAAAAATCCCATTCCCAAAACTTGCAAAATATATTAATTATGTACTTGAAAATTTGATAACACAATGAGATACGTTATAGTAACGATAGAATGGTGTACGGAACACGGGATAGTTCCACCCGTTCACGCAAGAAGAAGTGTTGATGGAACAATGGTTCTGTTGCACGAAGATTTTATTGCACCTGTATTGGGAGAAGAAGGTATACCTTCATATTTATACGATAGCGAAGAGCTACAAGCTATTTTACAAAGTTTATTCACTGTAGAAGAACAAGAATAACCATGGTTAGAGCCAACGATATACAAGAAAAATTGTTACATCTTATTGGGTGGGAGCAGAATTATGATACATCAGACTTAAAAATATCTGATGCTTTAACCGTGAGTGAAAGTGGCCTATATTTTCAACAAATTCATCCTTTGCTGACTTTGCAGAATATGTCATGTATTGCTCCGGATTTTAAGAATATCACTTTTCCAGAATACAATTCTGAAAAGGAATATAGCAAAGGCAATGTGGTTGATTATCAAGGAACACAATATAAAGCGCTTCAAAAAGCACAAGGAAAACAGCCTGATATTGAGTCTGAGTATTGGGTTGAAACCAATTTATTTTCTGAATGGCTTGAGAGCAAAACAAAAGCAAGCATTCAAAAGGCTATTGCTAGATACTGCAATGAAAAAACGGTAGAAGGAACAAACAAGCCATTATGCGAAAGTCGTACTTTGTTTGATGGAACAGGTAGATTAGTAGATACTGTAAAGAATAAGAAAAACCTAGTTGGCTTTGAAATTGTACCAGTAAGAGTAAAAGGTGTAACCACAAAAATAAATAAAATATGCCTTCAGTTTACTAAGGCTGGAGAATATATTTTGTATCTTATGCATTCAAGTATGGATGCTCCAGTAAAGATTATAAAGCTTAATAAGATACGAGATAATAGCGCTGAATGGTTTACAGTCGATGACCTCTATTTGCCATATCAAAGTGAAGATAATGATGCAGGAGGAAGTTGGTATTTATGCTATTTTCAGTCTGAACTTCCAGAGGGAAGTCAAGCTATTAGAAAAAATAAAGACTGGTCAAAAGAGCCTTGTGGCTCATGCTCGCGTAGAGAATTACTTGCTTGGATGGCATGGTCTAAATATCTTGAAATTCATCCATTCTTCGTAAATGAAGAACTTATAAGTATAGAAGACGAAAGCTTACATTTGTGGGACGTTGAAAACAATCAATATACCTATGATAATAACTACGGATTAAACTTAGAAGTTACTGTAAGCTGTGATATTACAGACTTTATAGTTGAGCAGAGAATGATGTTTCAAGATGTCATAGCTAAGCAGGTAGCCGTAGATATGTTACGTGAATTTGCATACAACTCTAATGTAAGAACAAATAGGCATTCAATCAATGCTTCTCGACTTGATATATTATATGAGGTAGATGGTGACTCTTCTTCTATGAAAAAATCAGGTTTAAGTTATCAGCTAGATATGGCTTTTAAGGCCATTAAACTAAGTACTTCTGGAATTGATAGAGTATGTTTGCCATGCCGAAACAATGGCATTAAATATAGAACTGTATAAGTATGACTGTAAAACGATATAATGCGACACTTCGCAATCTGGAATATAGGCTGCGAAGTTTTAAGGATAGCTTGCCTATGCTATTAGAAGATATTGTGCGTGACAAAGAAGATGTAATAGTATCAGCTATAGCAGATGACCAGTTATATCGTCGTGGTATCAACGGTAGAGGTGAAAAGATAATGGATTATATGCCATATAAGCCTAAAACCATACAAATAAAAAAGAAAAAAGGTCAGCCTACTACAAGGGTCACATTGCGAGACACAGGTGCTTTTCATGAGTCTATGTTTGTAGTATTTGACTCAGAAGGTTTTTATGTGACCGCGAGTGATGAAAAAACACCTGAGCTTATTGAGAAATATGGTGAAGAGATTTTTCGCTTAACGGATAAAAACTTTACAAGAATAATCCGTTCACATATAAGAAAAGAATTAGTTAAACGATTAAAACAGGCAATAAGGAAATGAAGGAAAACTCAGTACAAATAAGATTTAAGGAAGACCCTGTATTGCTTGATAAGATATTACAGGATATGCAAAAGTCACTTATGAACAGACTTAAGTGGCTTAATTATGCATTTGGTAGAGCATATAAGCTCGTAGAACACAGGCCAGACGGTAATAAGTTTATATACCCTGCAATGTATAATGGCAACGGAGAATATGTGTCGCTTTTACCAAATGATAACTTTGGCAATTTTTCATGGTTTGACATTTATGACCCACAAAAGATTACTGAAGTAGTTCAATCATTGCCACAATACACTTTCAGCGGGGCTATTATATTCTGGTATGACCTTAGTAGCATTTATGAAGATGAAACTGTTATGCATACAGAAGAAGTAAAAGATGAAATTATGCGAGTATTAACTACTCCGGGTCTTATTACTACGACTGGTAAGCTTGTTATAAATGATATATATGAGCGCTTTGAAAATATATACAAAGGTTATTCAATAGAGAAAATCTATAATAACTATACTTATAAAGGAGAAGGTATACAAGATATTGATAAACAATTCTTCATGTACCCTTATGCAGGAATACGAATTGAATTTACTTTAACAACTAGAGAATTATGTCAACGGTATATTTTATAACAATGCTTTCGGCTTTAATATATATAGCCTTAGCAGCAGCATTTGCTATTTTGCTAATTGGAAAACTCGGTGTGCGCGATGAGATAATCACCAGAGCTCCTAAGCTTATTTCTCAATTATTCGATTGTGACTTTTGCTTAAGCTTTTGGACGTCGCTTATTCTCGCTATCATTCTCGCTATTTTCTTTAATGAGATGAGTATTATACTTATTCCTATCATATCAACCCCTATAACGCGAATTTTAATATGAAAAACCTGATAGTAAATAAAAAAGTCGTACGGGTATATGACAGCATAGATGAAATGCCTATTGTAAATTTTCAGAAGTACAATAAGTATTTGCTTATAGACTCTGGAATTGGCTCAGATGCAGATGATATTGATGCTCATATAACTCGTGTTGCCAAATTCATTAAAAGTAATAATGCCAAAAAAGCTTTGCAAGAACTGCAAAACATGAGGCAAAATATGTATATGGTGAACAGTGAAATTTCACCGAGGTACTTAGCTTTTGCAGCTCTTATCCATAGCATAGACGGTGAAGAAGTTAATGATTTGTCAGACGATGGACTTAAAAATATATTGGCCAGGCTTAAAGAAATAAAGCATTCAAAGATTATAGACTTTTTGACTTGGCTTAAAAAAAAAGTAACCACCGAACTTGAAATGTACTTTCCAGGAGATTTTGTAAATCCAAAGGAAAAAGATGCATACGATAAGTTAAAGCAAAGAACACTTCTTGTGTTGGACTCTATGATAAATGACACAGATAACTCTGAACAGATAGAAACCATAGATATGATAATGCTTAATATGCATTCTCCAAAATCATACATAGGAAGTGAGTCTGTTGAGATAAAATATGATAAGCAATTTGAAAGTACTTGTCTTTTGATAGCTCAAAAAACAAGCATGGACGCTAAAAAGATGACAGTGCTTCAATTCTATAATGCTGTTGATAATATAAAACAGCAATTAGAGGCAGAAAGTAAGAGTGTTAAACGGCATAAAAGGAAATAATTATGGCTGAAGACGATAAGATAAAATATAGCGATATAATTGAGCCGGATGACTCAATTGAAAAGCTTGTCAAGCAACTTGGCGAGCTCAATCAGTCATACGAGACAATGGTAAATGCTATCAGAGCAGGTGCAGATAGGATTGTACACGCACTCAAATCAGCTAGCGGAGCCACAAGTGAAGGGCGTAAGGCTATTGATGAAGCAACAGTATCTACATCAAGGCTTGAAAGAGCTCAAAATGAGCTTAAATTAGCTTTATCTGATACAGGTAAACAGATTGCTTGGCTTAAAGCACAAACTTCAGATGCTAATAGAGCAACTGTAGAACAGCAGCGTTATATCCAGCAAGCTATATCTTCTTATGACCGTCTTAAGTCTGACCTAAAGCAAACAGTTGAGCTATATAAGTCTTTAACTGCGGCTGAAAGAGCAGATAGCGAAATGGGGCAACAGCTTCTTGGTGATATTATCAACCTTAAAAATCAAATTAAGGCTCTTGATGATACAATGAAGCCTCATATTCAGACCTTAACCGAAGTTGAAAAAGCTGAACAGAGATTAGCATACTTACAATCAGATGAAGGTAAACGACTTATAGAATTAAAAAGAAAAATATCTGAGCTGACTTCTTCTAGAAGACAACAACAGGCTACTATTGACCCTATAGCTCAAGCACAACAAAAATTAGCTTACGCTCAATCTGAAGAAAATCAGCAATTAAAGTTATATTCGACTCAGATAAAAGAAGCAAATAGAGTTGCTCAACTTCAAGCAACAATAGCAGCTTCTGCTGAAGGGTCATATAATAGACTTTCAGCACAATATGAGCTGAATAAAATAAAGCTTAACCAAATGTCTGCTGCTCAAAGAGAAGCAGTTGATACTGGTAAAAAACTTGAAGCGGAAACAAATGAAATTTATCAGCAAATGATAAAGCTTCAAGAAGCCACAGGCAATTACAGATTATCCGTAGGACATTATCAAAGAACATGGGATGGCTTAGGAATATCTATCTCTCAGGTAGTACGAGAATTACCAGCTGCTGCTGTATCACTTAATACTTTCTTTTTAGGTATATCTAACAATATACCTATAGTTGTTGATGAAATTATTAGGCTAAGAAAACAAAATGAATTGTTGAGAGCAGAAGGTAAAGCAACTGTAAACGTAACAGGCTCAATAGTTAAAGCTTTGTTTAGCTGGAATACTGTGCTTGTTATATTACTTACTGTATTTTCCATGTTTGGCAAACAGATTATAACATGGGTTGGTAATCTTTTCAAAGCAAAAAATGCTGTTATATCCACAACTGAAGCTCTTAATAATATAGCTAAAGAACTTGAAGATACTAATGGCAGCTACGGCAATAACATTGTAAAGCTAAAGCAATTACAGCAGGAATGGAAAAATCTTGAAACTGCCGCTAAAAAAGACCAGTGGATTAAAGATAATAAATCTAATTTTGACCAACTTGGAGTATCTGTTAATAATGTAACAGATGCTGAAAACATATTTGTAGATAATACTGAAGCCGTAATCAATGCTCTTAAACTAAGAGCTAAAGCCGCCGCTGCTCAAAAGTTAGCCGCAGATGAATATGAAAAAGCTTTAATTGCTAGAAATAAAGCAGAAACAGAAGCAGGTAAAGGTCCATCAGGTTGGGATAAATTCAAAAACTGGTGGGTACAATCTAGTTTACGAGCTACTGATGAATTTGGTGTAGGACCATCTGCAGCCAATTTACAAGTAGCTGACCAGGTATCTGCAGAAGATTTTAGGCAACAAAGAATTAAAGACTTTAATGATGAAGCGGATGCTGCAGAGAAAACAGGAGATGCATACTTTGACTTAGCAGCTGGATATAAAAAAGCTGCTAAAGCTCAACTTGAAGCTGCTGGCATAGAAGGAAAACATAAAACGCGTACAAGAGAGCCGCGTGACTTAACTCGTACTATAAACCAGAATGATATAAAAATACAAAGAGAGTACGAGGAAAGTGTAACTGAATTACTTAAAGATGAATATGCTAAAAGGCGTAAAGCCGCAGCTGACCAGGTCCAGGATGAAAATAACAAGCTTCGTGAGATGTATCGTCTTAACGAAGAATATGTTAAAAATGTAGATGGAAAATATAAAAAGCTTACTGAAGACCAGAAGAAACAAATTGATAGGCAGCAAGAGCTTATAACTAAGACTATTGCTAATAATTTACGAGCATTAGACCTTCAGTTACAACAAATTCAGAATGAGCAAAAAGTTGCTTCTTTGCAGACGCAGCGTAATACTATAAATCCTACTGATACTAGCGCAGCAACTGAAGCAGCCCAAAATCAAGAGTCTACTGTAACTACCAATGTAGTAGTTACACGCGACGCTTCTCAGATGGAAGCCTCATTAGTAGAAGAGCGCAAACTCATGGAAGAAAATCTTGATTTGGAATATGCTTTGATACTTGATACTAATAAGAGATTATTAGAGGCAGGAGATAACCAAGCTCGTTCTGAAGAAGAAATACTTATTGAGCTCAACAAGAAAAAACTTGAGTTGTGGAGTGAGTATGACCAGAAAATCTTAGATGCAAGAGAGCGCGATATTGAAAATCAGCTTGAGCTTGTTAAAAAAGGCAGCGAAGATGAACTTAATTTGCTACTTCAGCAAAATGAAATACGTAGGCAATTAGCTTTAGCGCAAAATGCTGCTAAACCCGCAGAACAGCAAGTAAGTACGTCTGTAATAAATGCACAGTTTGATAAGTCTGCAGCTCAAACTAAAGGGTCATTCCAAATGACCAGCTTTGATGAGCAACAGGCTTTAGATGAAGCTATATTCAATGAAGTTAAGCGAAGTGAAACAGAAATAACACGATTTAAGCTTGAGCAAGAAAAAGCCAGATGGCAAGAACAGATAAGACTTGCTGAGTCTGGTGGACTTGATTGGAGTCAAGCTCAAATAGATGCTGCTAAATCTACTGTAAAAGGAATAGACCGTGAATTATCTGAACTTGATAACTTCATAATGAATATTGGCAAAAAAGGTTTAGGAGGTACTTTACTTGAAAAGCTTGGATTTAGCGATGACCAGATAGATGCTCTTGGAGATGCAGTTAATATAGTAATTGAACAGCTTCAGTCTATAATGGATGCCGAAGTTCAATTAGCAGAACAAGCTGTAGAAGCTGCAGAAAAAAGAGTAGAAGCTGCACAGAGTGCTTACGATGCAGAGGTTGAAGCTCGTAATAACGGCTATGCTAATAATGTTGCTACAGCTAAAAAAGAACTTGAACAAGAAAAGAAAAACCAGCAAGAAAAACAGAAAATGCTTGCTGCTGCCCAAAAGCGTCAAGAAAATCTTAATACTGTAATTCAAGCATCTTCACTTACTACTGCTTCTGCTAATTTATGGAGCTCATTCTCTTCAATACCTATCGTCGGCCCAGCCCTTGCATTGGCTGCTATTGCCACGATGTGGACCTCATTTGCTGTTGCGAAAGTTAAAGCTAAGCAGGTAACCGCAAGTCAATCAGAAGAATATGGTGAAGGTGGTCTTGAGTTCTTGGAAGGAGGTTCTCATGCATCAGGTAATGACATCGATTTGGGCGTAGAGAATAAAAAGAAGCGTCGTATGAAAGCTGAAGGTGGTGAGGCTCTTGCTATCATTAATAAGCAAAGAACAAGAAAATATCGTAAAATACTACCAGATGTAATAGATAGCTTCAACAAAGGAACATTCGAAGATAAGTATTTAAATGCATTTGGTAATTCTGATAAGCTAAATATTTCTCTTAATTCTAATAATAATATGGACCTCTCTAAAATTGAGGATGACGTACGAAGCATTAGAAAGCAGAATGAAACAAGGTATTATACTATGCCAGATGGAACTGTTATAATGCAACATAGAAATGTTAAACGCATAATTAAAAACTAAAAGATATGATACCTCCGAAATATAAATTCTATATATCAAAGAATAACGGTGATAAAGTAGAAGTAAGACCTCATTACAAAGAGCTTAATAAGAAATACGCCAAAGAGAGTGGGCAAGAATTTTTCCGTATTTCTATGGATGGTAAAATCAACCTGTTTGGCGATGCTTATGAAATTGTTAAGCAGTCAAGTCTTGAGGACCAACTTATATTTATTATTGATAAATATAATAATACTTCCAAAAAATGGGTTGAATATTACAGAGGCGAATTTAGTAAGACTGATTGTAAATTTGACCATGATAAGAAGAAATGTGAACTTAAAACTACAGCTGTAGATGGATATACTGAGGTCATGAATAAATATGAAAATACTTATGACCTTATAAAACTTGCTCCTGAAATATCAAAAATAAACTTGCATAAACGCTCACTCATGCAAGTTTATGTCCGTGGTGCCAATTCTATAACTAATTTCTTCGGTGGTACCTATTGGGAAGATGATGTGAATGAAAGTATAGATGACAATGCTGCGCTTATAAATAACTTCTATTTTTCCTATATAAAATCTGGTAATGAATTTTACATAAAAAATTCTAACAAAGCAGGTGTTAATGGCGTATATGCCGGAACTAATGGTTATTATAGCAACTGGAATGGCTATACTTGCTATTTAGAGAAAAATCCTGATGCTCGACCACCATTTACAGATGTAAGCTACTTTATTATGATAAAAAGAAATTCAGATAATAAAGTACTATATAAATCTGAAACAGCTGTTAATATCGATGATGAAACGCTGTTTTCAGAAGACCGAGATTACACTAATGATAAACACTTAAGATATACCTCTAAACTAATAGATGTGGAAAATGCTAAAAACTCATGTACTATAAGTAATTTGTTTACATATAGAATATATAGGCGCTTACTTTGTGATGTAGATACTGTAGAAGACTCAGAAGGTGTTAAAAATACCTATAATTTACCATCAGATGATTTTGTCACTGATAATAGAAACTATAAAAAATGTATTGGCTTAAAAGGAGGTTTATTCTTTTGTACTTCTAGAGCAGTAGATGAGCCAACAAAATATGGTCTAAATGATTACGGACAGTATTTTACTAACCAGTTTATTCCTAGTAGCACGGGAATTGGTAGGCCATTGCCTATTAGCAAAAATTCATGGGCAAATGCTTCACTGTGGTATGTATATGATAGTTTTTATGAATACTGGGAAGAAAAGTTAAGAAAGCAATATACATTAAAGGACAGTTACTCCATAGGCGCGGCCATAAAGGCTATTCTCAAGAAAATAGACCCTACACTATCACATGAACCAACTGCAGAATATAGCCAATTTTTATATGGCACAACTAATCCACTAGGATTAGCAAGATTTTATGTGTATATTACACAAAAAACCAATATATTAAAAGGTGATTATGACCAGCCTGCTCAGAAAGCTGAAACTTCACTCGAAGAGCTTATGAAAATGCTGCGTGACTGTTTTAGATGCTACTGGTATATAGAAGACAATAAATTTAAAATTGAGCACATATATTTCTTTATGAATGGTGGTAGTTATTCTGGCAAATCAAATTATCAGCTTGATTTTACAAAGCCCACAGACCAGTTTAATAAAAAGCTATCGTCTTATTTTCAATCTGAAATAGAATATGATAAGTCAGACTTAAATCAGCGATACGAATTTGCCTGGATGGATGACGTAACAGACTTGTTTGGCGGTAATACTATTGATGTTAAATCTAACTATATTCAAAAAGATAAAACAGAAGAAATAAATATAGGTCAGTTTTCATCTGATGTAGACTATATGTTATTCAACCCTTCAAATTTTTCTGAAGATGGCTTTGCTCTATTATGCCCAGTTAAAAATGGTTCTACTCTTGAGTTGCCGATAATAACAGTAAATGGCCTTATAGATGATAATGGAGATGAATATGAAGCAGTTGTACAAAATTGGTATGCATCATGGATATATTTGCAGAATTTTTATTTATGGGATGTGCCAGCCTATAGCATAGAGTCTAATGTGCTTAATTATTTATATGCGAGGGACATAAAAAAATGTATGAAACATATTATAGAATTTCCTACAGAAGAAGACCTAGACGAGCTAGAACTTATTAAAACATCATTCGGAAACGGCAAAATAGATGAAATATCTATAAGCTTAGATACTAGAATTGCTAAAGTAAATTTGCTTTACAAGCCGGAGTGATGCTTATGTTAAATACATTAGAAAATTTTTATATATTATTTATAATCACTAAATTAGCAACATGAAGTTAGTAAATAATAACATATCACCACTGCCTTTTTACGGTAATATTGCTCTGCAAAATCATCGTAAAGACTATGCATTCGGCCAGGTTTATCAGCTTATAACCTACAGGAATATGTTATTGCCATTTCAAGTAGTTTTGGCCAGTGGTACATCTGTGAATTGGGTTAGGCTGTATAGCTTTAACACAGGAAAATATACTGATATAACGACTAGTATAAAAGAAAACGGCTTACAGATTAAGTCATTTACTGGATTTAAACTATTGAAATATCCTGGCACTCTTCCTATTATAGGAATTGTGCATGAAGGCCAATACTACTTAGCAATATCTATATCTGGTTTAGGAACTATATATTCTGATATTTTTACAGTATGCAATAAGGTAGACGATTATCTGCTTCTTGAGTATTACAACTCATATAACTTTGAGCTTAAAAATGGTATAGTAGATTTTTCTGACAATTTCAAATTTAGGTGCTACTTGAATACACAAATCGGTAAACCTGAATATGATTTTGAGGAAGAAGCTACTGAGCGGATGGGCTATACATTTATTGAGAGCCAAGTAAGCAAAAAAATATATAAGTTTACATTTTTAGCTCCAGAATATCTATGTGATGCATTAAGAATTGTAAGGTTATGTGAGAATAAACAAATCACGAGTAAATTGCAGACTTATGATTTGACAACATTTAGTATGGAGCCTGAATGGGAAGACCAAGGAGATTTAGCTGCAGTTGAATGTGAGTTTGAAACTGATACTGTCATAGCTAATATAGGAGGTTATACTCCTGAATTAGTTGGTGGAGATTTTAACGAAGATTATAATAACGATTTTAATATAGAATAAAAATGGCAAACTGGAGTACTTTAAAAGCGGCAATCGCTAATATTATAAAGACTAATGGAAACCAAGCAATAACTGGACAACTTCTTCAGAATGTACTTAATAACATAGTAAGTTCTGTTGGAGAAAATTCTACATTTGCAGGAATAGCGACCCCAACAACAAACCCCGGTGTGCCGGATGGTAATATATTTTATTTAGCAACAGAACCCGGAACGTATTCTAATTTTAACGGCATAGAAATAAAGGATAGAGAAGCAGCTATTTTGGAATGGCGTGGAAGCTGGGTAAAGAAAACAACAGGATTTGCAACAGCCGCAGAGATATTAACCGATAATATATTAATTCAAGGAAACATACATGCTTTAACAGGAGATATTGAAAAAAATACAACGAATGTATCTAGCAAAAGATTACAAATTAAACCAAATACAAGATATAATATAGTCCTTTCAACAGATACTAATAAGCAATTAACATTCGCTTATGCCTTTTACGACAGAAACTCAAAATTTATCAATAGAAGCTCTTATGAGATTAATAATTGTGAGTTTACATCACCGGGTAATGCTTATTATGTAGCAATATTAATAGGTCTACTAAATTACAATACTGAAAATATATTTGTAAGTGAAGTTAATTTTCTTTTATTACAAAATAAAAATACGCCTTTATTTATTGATAATAAAACATGGATTTTGGGAAACTTAAACTCAATCGGGAGGTTAGTTGATAGCATTAATAATTATTTCCTATTGAGTAAAGTATATATTGGTTCTAGCAAGCATATATCTTTTTCTAACAAATATAACAACCCTATTAGAATTGCAGAATATGATGAAAATAATAAATTTATTAAAGCTAATGATACTTATTCTTTAATAGAAGATTTATATCTAGACGAAAAGACCACGTATATTAGAATTGGTGTTGAGATGACATCGGGTAAAGAGTATCCGGAAATACACGTAAAAGAATGGGATGACGGTATTTCAATAGGAGATAACTATACCATTATAAATGCTAATTTAAAACAGAATTATGAAAAAGGAGAAGGGATAGTTGAATATAACACAGCCAATATACTATCAAACAAAATATCAATTCAACCAAATAATACATACGAGATTAAATTGGTTCTAAAAAATAAGACAAAGCAAGTTAATTTTTCTTATGCTTTTTATGACAGAAACTTAAAATTTATTGTCCGAAAAGATTATAGTATTAATAACACACTAATTACATCACCGGATAATGCGTATTATGTAGTAATATTATTGGGACTCTTAAACTATAAAGAAGAAGGTGAAGAACTACTTGTAAATGATATACAAAGTTTTACACTTACAAAGCATAAATATCCATATAAAATCGACAACAATACTTGGATTTTAGGGAACTTAAACTCAATCGGGAGGTTAGATGATAGTAAACAAAACTGGGTTATACCCAATTATATTCCGGTATTAGATAAGAAAGATATTATAGTATATAATTATAATGGTAATACGGTCAGAATATGTCAATATGACAAAAACTATAATTTTCTTTCATCGGAAGGATATACGGTTATTAAAGATTATAAATTAAGAGAAGATACTGCATACATAAGAATTGGGACAGAAATTAACAACAATGGTATTCCTTGTATTGACATAAAGCCATACAATGAAAACATGATAATCCCTGATGAAATGTTATTACAAAATTCAGGATTATATATGAATTGGGCTGACTACAATAGTTGGAATATAATGCAAAAAATATATAATACAATCAATGTTTCTGAGTTGGCAAGAAATTCTGTTATACCTATTACAGAAAAAGGGGCTGTCTTCGGTCATGAAGGACAAATACAAATTGTTGATGGCATTGTATATTCTGTGTTCCTTCAAAATACAGTTTCTTCTGAAGATTTATACAGTAGTACATCTAAGATAGTTCTGGCTTCATTTTCAATATCAGATTACAATAGTAAGTTGGTAGATAGTAACATAAAACATTATGAATTGGGTAAGTTAGGAGATATTATATGTGAGGGATATACTGCAAAATCAACAGGCTGGGATCCAAATATCCTTGTTGATAAACATGATAGTAATATATTGCATATTTATGCGATGTTTATAACAAATAAAACCGAAAATGCTATTGAATTCCACAGGACATTTAACATATCTGAATCTATATTATCTGACTGGGAATTATGTACGCTGGATGGTAGTGAATTTTCATACGAATCGGTCAATAAAGTTAATAAGGACCATGGACTTTTAAGTCTATCAGACCATAATAAAGGAGCGATTATAGAAATGGTGTCAGGATTTACCGAATATGACGGATATTTTTATAATGCTGTTATGATAGCAGCTGGTAAGGGAAGAAATTCAAACAATGGTCTTATAGTAAGAACCAATGACTATGTTAATTTTAATACATTTTTGACGATGCCATTCAATTACAATGGCGCGTCAGAAACGTCTGTTAAAGTATATAATAATAGATTATATGTTGCTTGTAGGCAATATCCTGGAATTCCATTTCTATTGATTTCTTCTTATGATTTCGTAAAACGTAAATGGGGTAAAGTAACAAAGATACGTGACGGTAATGTACGACCTTGGATATTTACATATAAAGACAAATTATATCTTCTAAATACGATTAAAAGAATAGGTAGAGCTTATTCTGCACTAAGTACATTAACTCTTAATAATGAAGAGGTTATAGTAGAAGAAATTTGTGTTATTGAAAATGTTGGTTGGTATTTTGCAACCTACGAATTCGATGATAAACTTTATTTTGTTTGCAAAAAGGATAAAGAGTACTTTGGCGAGCTACCAATTAATACACAAGAGGCATATCCAATTAATTTAGCATTAAAAAAAATATTGGATGGCGTAATTGCCCCTAGTTCGGTCAGTTTTGAATGATTAAAAATAGAGAATTATAATTACAGCATTAACAATTATTTCAGCATTACTTATCGCAGCCTATACGGTGGCGATATAAAAAGGCTACAAGGTACGATTGTAAGACGGTTGCAGTGGATTTGACCAGCCACGTAAGGTGAGTTATCGAGGAACTCATAAAAATTCCTTGTAGCTTTTCAATATAGAAATTATGCCTTTTCTAGAGAGGTGTCTGCATATAATTAACTTTATCGTTTAACAAATTTCTAAATTCTTCAAATTATGGGAGAAACTGTAGAAAAAATCTATTGTTGCGACCGCGATAACAACGACAACGCGCTCGCAGCAGCCATTCTGGCAGGTAATAACCGCAGAGACGATTGGGGCCCGATGGCAGCAATGATGAATGGAGGTATGAACGGTTGGATGAATAATCCCTTTGCCTACCTTATGTTCCTTGCTTTGTTTAGAAACGGTGGTTTTGGTTTTGGGGATGGACACGGTGCAGGCGTAGCAACGCAAGGCATTGAAATGCAAGCGCAGTTGAACGCTATTCGCACCCAGTTACAGGACAACCAAAACGCAGATTGCATCAAACAGGCTATTCAAGGAAATGGCTTCGCTTTGAGCCAGCTTGCACAGACCCTTAACATTGACTTCAACACTTTACAGAAGTGCTGCTGCGATGTTCAGGCAGCTATCCAAAATGTTGCCGGGCAAGTCGGTTTCTCTGCTGAACGCGTTATCAACGCAATTAGCCTTGGCAATACTGGTATTATCACGGCCGTTAAAGACTGCTGCTGCCAGACTCAGAAAGAGCTTATCCAGATGGCCGGCGACATTAAACTTCAGAATTGTCAGATGACTGGTGAACTCCGTAACGGTCAGCGTGATCTTGGCTTTGCAATTACACAAGGTTTCTCAGCTACTGCTTTCCAGGCTCAGCAAGATAAGTGCGATATTCTTCGCGCCGGTCAGGACAATACTCAGCGTATCATCGACACTCTGAACAACCACTGGAAGGATGAACAGGCTTTGAAAATTCAGGATTTGAAATTCGAATTGTCTCAGGAGCGCCAGAACAACCTGATAAACGAGCGTTTCAACAGGCTTGGTAATTGTGGCTGTGGCTGGAATAATAACTGCGGTTGTGGAAACGGCTGCGGTTGTTAATTAAGGGAGGGCACTACTATGGCAGTATATTTATCACCCGTGGGATTATCCGCTGCACAAGTTCCCAACCGAGTATCTTTGTTAGCAACTTACAAAGAACGTCTGTGTCGTAGAATTTGCGAAAACTCAACAAATCAGCCTGAAGCATTTGTAACTTATAAGACTGGTACTCCAATCTTTAATGGAACGACTGTTTTTGTGCCTGTTATTGCTACTGTAACAATAGTAACGCCAGGATGTGGCTGTCAAGCAACAACTCAGGTTATTGTTGAAGAGTTTATGGCCGCATTCCAAGAACAAACCGGATTGCCTACAAATGTTGTATTATCGGCTGAGGGACAAACTCAACGATTGGCTAATATTTCTTGTGGTAGTTCTAATTGTCTGGCTATATATAGTTCATTGACAGTAACAATCACTCCAGCAGCTGCACCAGCGGCCTAATTGAAATTGAGGGTACTCAGGGAAGTTTTTATACTTCTCTGAGTACCCTCTTTTTTATTAACAATTCAAAAGATAAGCTATATGTTGTTATTCAAAGATATAAAGCAGAATTATCCTGTATACATTCTTGATACACAGGAATTTAGCCTTATTCAAGGCAAAGCCACTCAGGTATCGTTTCCTCGATTGGAAATGAACCAGAAGACCGGCAAGACAGAGATGGTAGTAGATGTTACTATAGAGGCCAATGGAAAAATGGCAACTTACGCTATTCCTGAAAGCCATTCAGTTACCTATGCCGGGCATCTTGTTCTGTCAACAGAAAAATCTGGATTGACGAGCGAAGTTGAAGCTCAAAAGGCAAATGCTGAACAGGTTTTGGCTTCTGCTTCTAAAGCTCAAAACATCATTGACAAAGCTCCTTCATTACTCGCAGAGCTTAATCCTATGTATAAGGAAAAGCAAGAAACAGAGCAGCGTTTTGGCAAGATTGAGAAGTCCATCAGTGGCATGGAAGAACTCATGAAAAAGCAGCAGGAAATGATGGAGAATTTCATCAAAAAATTTGAAAGCTAAAAGTTATGGGACACAGATTAAAATGTATCATAGTAAAGCATCATACGTGCGACCATAATAAGGAGCACGAAGATGAAGAGGATGTAGTAGTAGAAAGCAGAATAGCTACTCTTCATGGTGAGCATAAGGTTAAATTTGATTTGCCTTATGAGCAAACAGCGAATGCTCTTATGTCTGCAAAAGGATATTCAGAGTATGTTAAAAAGCATGGCTACCATTTTACAGATGCGCTTGCAGAGCATGTAAGTAAAATGATGGAAAATGCAAATGGCCAACAGCACACATGGACAACTTCTCAAGTCAAGAAGTCTATGGAAAGCCTTGGTCTGACAATTCCTAGTCATGTAACACATGGAGATGCGGCGTATCTTGCTAATATGTATTACGCAGACCTCTATCCAGACCCTCTAAAAGATGAAGCATCATGCCTCAGAGCTGCTTATAAAGTAGCAAATGACCCAGATGGCTATGAGGGAATGATTTTCTGCAGATGGACTGCTGACGCAATCGGAAAAGCAATCAAGTTGGACTGGGAAAAATTCGTATAGTATGTTAGAACTGATTGAAGCAAAGAACTTTGACGCACTCATGTTTTTCATAGCTGTTAGAGTTGGCATAATCCTAGTTTGCTGGTTTTTCATAGTGGTCAGTAGTATCGTGGACTTCTGGAGTGGAACAACTACAGCAAAAGCATTAGGCCAAGCACTTATGTCGCATGGTTTTCGTAGAACTGTTACAAAAATAGGCGACTATGTAAGGCTAATGCTTTTCGCTCTTATGTTTGATATACTTGGAAGCTTGTTATCATTCTATATAGTACCGTTTGCTACAATTCTGTGTACTATAGCTGTAATCTACATTGAGGGTAAATCTGTTGTGGAGAACAGTAAGCGCAAAAAGGCTCATGCAGCTGATGTGCCTGATATAGTAAAGAAAATTGTACAAGCAGCCACTGCAGAGCAAGGCCACGAAATACTTAATGAGATAACAAAAATAATCGCCTTAAATGACAAAGACAATGAGAAAAATCAATAAACTCATAGTGCATTGCTCTGCAACGCCTGAAGGAAAAGACGTCAAAACCGAAACTATTCGAGATTGGCATGTTAATGGCAATCATTGGAAAGATATTGGTTATCACTATGTGGTTGAGCTCGATGGCTCTGTTCATAAAGGCAGAGATGAAAGTGTAGTTGGAGCCCACTGCTCAGGTCAAAATGCAAACTCTATAGGAGTATGCTATGTAGGAGGCGTTGCTAAAGATGGTAAAACGCCAAAAGATACGCGCACAGAAGCTCAAAAGAAATCGTTACTTGAATTGCTTAAAAAGCTTAAAGAAAAATATCCAAATGCTACCATACACGGGCATAGGGAATTTGCAGCTAAGGCATGCCCCAGCTTTGATGCTAAGTACGAGTATAAAGACCTCTGAAGCACATAAAAGCCATTCTCGCAATAATTTCTTATGTGCGAGAATGGTTTTTATATTAAATATGAATAATAACAAATAAAACTCAAAGATTATGCGAGAATTAGCGAGAATAATTACACTTATATTTTTAGCCACTATATTATATAGCTGTAAGTCAATTCAATATGTGCCAGTGGAAACAACGAAAAGAGATACTACTTACTTATCTCAGACCAAAATTGATAGCATATATCATAGAGATTCAATCTATGTAGAGCGCAAAGGCGATACCGTGTATCTCAGTAAATATAAATACTTGTATAAATACATAGAAAAGCATGATACTCTCTGGCGAGAAAAAGTTGATACAATTCAAGTTGCATACCCTGTAGAAGCTCGGCTTACTAAATGGCAAAAGATAAAAATTAATATTGGTGAATACCTGATAACCGCCATAGCCTTAGTAATTATATGGCTGTGTGCAAAATACTTCATAAAGCGGTAAACAACAGAAACAATATAAACAAGTCATTGTTTACGCCTAAAGTGCTCAAAATCAATTACTTATATATGCTGTAAACAAAGAAACAATAATTTCATTAAATCTTTTCGTATTAAAAGCCGATATTTCTTATTAACCTTAATGTTAATCGGAAATTAAGAAATTAAGTTTGAAATATATAGGGGTATTGTTTTTATTGTTTCTTTGTTTACAGCAATTTCAAAGCCGCACTAAAATTGCTGTTTAATTATTTTTAACAAATAAATTCTCAAAAAATAATAGAAAAATTTTTTTCTTTCGAGAATAGTTTGTATATTTGCATATCAAAAATAAGATAATAAAATTCACCAAAATATGGAACAACAATTTAATATAGGTAATGTAATTGAGCACTACAAGCTAAATACGGAAGATTTAGCGAAAGTGTTATTTCCTACTGTTAAATATCCGAAACAGGCATTTGACCGTGTGTTAAAGGGTGAAGCCAATTTGGATGTTATACAGTTAGAGCGATTGGCCAATCATATTGGCGTGTTAGTAACTGATTTGTTTTCAGCAAATACTTGGAAAGGTTCATCTGAAGATGGATGCCTAATAATGCTGAAAGGCGAATATAAAGTAAAGCTGAATTATAAAGGCGTGTACGTATCTATATATAAGAATAATGAGCTTATCCACCAAAAGCTCTCAAACGTACCAGATATGACAGTAAACGAGTTTATTAACTATTTAGATAACTTCATTAAAAATTACGAAAATGGAAACCATTAAAATTTCTGTTGAGGTTAGCGTAAACCTGTCTGAAAATACGCAGAAGTTTTTAACTTCATTGTTTGCAATAGGAGTTCCAAGTGGAGCTCAAGTAGCCGCTTCAGTTTCTAAACCTGCTCCTACTGCGCCAGTAAAGCCGGCTCCCGCAAAACCTACTCCACAGCCTGCAGCACCTGCCCAGACTCAGAGCGCTGCCGAGCCTGCTCCTTCAGCACCTGCTGCTCCGGCTGCTTCTTCTGCCTCTAAGAGCATTGAGGATGTTCGCGGAATGCTTGCAAAGAAGGTCAATGAGCATCGTGACGTAATCAAACAGAAACTCGATGAGCTTGGAGCCCCGAGTGTAACAAAGCTTGACCCGGCTAAGTATGATGAAATGTATAACTTCTTAGAGTCACTGTAATTATGTCGAGTACAAAGAAATTGCAAAAAGCAGCTCAGAAGTTTCGCAGAGAAAATCCAAAGCTTTATGCTCAGTATGCTATTCAATGCTGTTATTTGGCAAAATTGATAAAAGAATATGGCTCAAGCGACAAGTAGTACTAAACCACAGAAACATAGCCAGAGGAGTCATGCACTCCTCTCGGCTTCTGGAGCAGGAAGATGGCTGAATTGTACTCCATCTGCTAAGCTTGAAGATGAATACGGAGAAAAGAAGTCTTCAGTATATGCAGAAGAAGGTACATTAGCTCATGAGCTCTCAGAGCTTTACCTGAGAAAAGATACACTTAATAGCATTAGTGAACAAGACTTTGACCAAAGGCTCGAAGAGATAATGGCAAATGACCTGTTCAGCGAGGAAATGCTTGAAGTCGTACCTATCTATACAGATTATTGCTCAGAACAATTAGCTGAAGCAAAAACTGAAAATCCGTTAGCTGTCATGGAAATTGAGCAGAAACTCGATTTGACAGAGTATGTGCCTGAAAGCTTTGGAACAGCCGACTGTGTTGTTATCAATGATAATCTTATGGAGGTCATTGACTTAAAATACGGAAAAGGTGTTCCAGTGTATGCTGAATGGAATAAGCAACTTATGCTTTATGGGCTTGGAGCTTTGCAGAAATATGATACAATGTATGATATAACGGAAGTGCGATTGACTATTATACAGCCTCGCATTAACAACATATCAAGTTGGCAAATATCTGTTGAAGAACTCCGCAGATGGGCAGAAGAGGAGCTTAGGCCAAGAGCTGAACTTGCTTTTGAAGGTAAAGGAGAACTCAATGCTGGAGATTGGTGTAGATTTTGTGCTGTGCGTAATCAGTGTAGAAAGTTGTATGAGCAACAAATGGAAATAGCAAAAAATGAATTTGCTGAACCTGAGCTTCTTACAGATGATGAGATTGCTGATATAGTTAAGCGTGTGCCTAAGCTTATAGAATGGGCTAATTCAATAACAGAATATGCACAAACTAAAGCGATTAACGAGAATAAGCAATGGCCAGGTCTTAAACTTGTAGAAGGCATAAGCAGACGCAAATGGGTTGACGAAGACCAAGCTTCTAATGCAATTTTTGCACGTTGCCCTGAACTTTCAGAAGATGAGATTTTCAATATGAAGCTTAAGCCAATTACTTCTATTGAGAAGTTAGTAGGCAAAAAGCGTTTTGAGGAAATACTCTCAGATGTGGTTATCAAGCCACAAGGCAAACCTACTCTTGTACCGCTTGAAGACAAGAGACCAGCAATGGGATATGCTCAAGCACAACTAGATTTCAAAGAATAATAACAACTTAAATTAAAAGACAATGAGTAATCAAGTAAATTCAACCAAGGTTGTAACTGGCAAAGTAAGATTTTGCTATGTAAATGTGTTCGAGCCCACAGCTATGAATGAGGGCGATACTCCTAAGTACAATATCTGCATTCTTATCCCGAAAGATGATGCAAAGACCCTTGATAAGATTAACAAGGCTATCGAGGCAGCTAAACAGGCAGGTAAAGCCAAGCTCGCAGACAAGAATGGCAAGATACCTTCAAACCTCAAGTTGCCTCTGCGTGATGGCGACGATGAGCGTGGCGACGACCCAGCATTCGAAGGCATGTACTTCATCAATGCCAATAGCCAGCGCAAGCCAAGCATCGTGGACAAAGACCTCAATCCTATCATGGAGAAAGAGGAGTTCTACAGCGGTTGCTATGGCCGTGCATCAATCAACTTCTATGCCTTCAACGTATCATCAAAAGGTATTGCAGCTGGGCTGAATAATCTTCAGAAGCTCGAAGATGGTGAGATGTTAGCCGGTGGCTCTACTGCTGAAGAGGACTTTGGCGGTGAGAACGAATGGGATGATGAGCTGATGTAATTTCCTCTCTGCATCAGCAAGTATAGTAGTTTAATGGTAAAACCACAGAGTAGCATTGATTTGTTGCCTGTTATGCGGGTTCGAGTCCCGCCTATACTCCTATTATAATACATAAATGAAATATAATGGCAAAAAATCTTTTTATAGACGTTGAAACATATTCATCTGTAGATATTAAAGAGTCTGGAGCTTATAAGTATATTGAGTCACCAGACTTTGAAATTCTTATAATAGGATATGCTTTAGATGATGGCCCGGTAAAGATAGTAGATTTGGCTCAAGGTGAAGAAATGCCTGAAGAGTTTGAAGAAGCTTTGCTTGACCCGGATTGTGTAAAAGTGGCACATAATGCAGTATTTGAGCGGCTTAGCTTTAAGCGAATAGGATATAATATCCCAGCAGAACAGTGGTATTGTACTTCTGTAAAAGCTGCATATTGTGGCTTACCACTTTCATTGGATGGAGTATCAAAGGCTCTTAATCTTACAGATAAGAAGCTTGATACAGGTAAAGCACTTATTAAGTACTTTTCATGCCCATGTAAAGCAACTCGAGTTAATGGAATGCGTACACGCAATTATCCAGAACATGCTCCTGAAAAATGGGAAATGTATAAGGAATATAATAAATATGATGTATTAGCTGAGCGTGAGATATTTCATAGATTAGAGTCTTACATCATTCCAAAGATTGAGCGAGAAATGTATGTGCTTGACCAGAATATAAACGATAGAGGCATTTTGGTAGATATGGAATTAGCAGAGTCTGCTATCGCAGTAGATAATACTTATACTTCTATATTAACTCAGCATGCTCAGCAATTAACGGGCCTTGAAAACCCAAATTCGCCTATACAAATTAGGCAATGGATAGAAAAGAAAACTGGCAGCTCCATATTGTCACTTTCAAAGGAAACAATGCCTGATTTAATGAAAGAGTTTGTAGATTATCCAGATGTTATCGAGTTGCTTAATATACGCAAAAAGCTCTCAAAAACGTCTATTAAGAAGTATTATGCTATGCTTAATTGTGCCATGAAAGACCATAGAGCCCGTGGTACATTCCAATTCTATGGCGCAAATAGAACTGGTAGATGGGCAGGTAGATTATTGCAGTTGCAGAACTTATCAAAAAATCACATATCGCATATAGAAGTACCACGTGAAATGATTAGAGCCCGTGATTGGGAGTCAGTTGAGATGATGTATGATGATGTTGCAGATATTCTTTCACAACTTGTAAGAACAGCACTTATACCACCACAAGGTATGAAATATGCAGTTGCTGACTTTTCAGCTATCGAAGCAAGAGTTATATCTTGGCTCGCTAATGAAAAGTGGCGATTAGATGTATTTCACGGTGACGGCAAGATTTATGAAGCAACTGGAGAAAAGATGTTTGGAGTACCAAAGTCTGAAATTAAAAAAGGCTCAGTGCTTCGCGACAAGTCGAAAATATCCGAATTAGCATTAGGTTATGAAGGAGGTCTTGGCGCATTAAAGCGCATGGGCGGTGATAAAATGGGTCTTTCAGACACAGAAATGATGTCGCTCGTACGAAAATGGCGCATGGCCAATCCTAATATAGTTGATATGTGGAAAGAGATTGATGAGGCTTCTAAAGAAGCGGTAAGATACCACAGAGCCGTTAAGTGCACTAGTAAAAATGTTATATTTGATTGTGACGGTGAATTTATGACAATAGAATTGCCTGTAGGCAGAAAACTATTTTATTATAAGCCTGAATTCAAAGATAAGAAAATAGGCCGTTCTACAGTTCCAATTCGAAGTTTGTGCTATAGAGGCATCGACCAGACAACAAAACAATGGATAAGCATAGACACCTATGGTGGCAAACTAACAGAAAATATAGTTCAAGCTGTATCAAGAGATTTGTTAGGTGATGCTATGCTTAGAATGGAAAAAGCTGGATATGGAATTGTGGGTTCAATACACGATGAAGTTATAACAGAGGTTCCAGAAGAGAATGCTCAGCTATGGTATGATAATTTGGTAAAAATCATGTCAACTCCACCTTTGTGGGCACAAGACCTTCCACTTAATGCAGATGGAGGAGTTATGGATTTTTACCAAAAATGATTAGTATTTATGCAAGTAGGTAAATTAGAATATGATGAAAATCTTAGCATAGCTATTGGAATGAGTGTTTCAAGTAAGATATGGAAAAATACCAAAATTACTTGGAATGCTCTAGTACAAAAGCTATCTACTCCAGTGGTAACTGCTGAAACATATAAGCAGTTCATGAATGCCACTAAGGAGGAGCAAAGCAAGATAAAAGATGTTGGTGGCTTTGTGGGAGGATTTCTCACAAATGGCAGACGCGATAAAACCAATGTTTTATACCGCCAACTTCTTACTTTGGATGTGGATCTTTCACATGAAAATTTTTGGTGGGATTTCACTATGCTATTTGATTGTGCTGCGGTTATTCATTCAACCCATAAGTCATGCCCTGAAAAGCCACGACACAGATTGATAATTCCACTTGATAGAGAAGTATCGCAAGAAGAATATCAAGCTATTGCTCGAAAAGTCGCTGGAGACCTAAACATTGATTTGTTTGACCAGTCAACTTTTGATGTAAATAGACTTATGTTCTGGCCGTCTGTATCATCAGATATTGAGTACTACTTTGAATTTCAAGACGGACCTTTCCTTGAAGCCGATTATATTCTTGGGCTATATAATGATTGGCATGATACGAGCGAATGGCCAACTGCTACAGATAGCACAGATGTAATAATGCAAGCTATCAAAAAGCAAGAAGACCCAGAAGATAAAAAAGGCATAATTGGTGTTTTCTGTCGTACTTATACTATACAAGAAGCTATTGAGACTTTTCTTTCAGATGTATATACACCAGCTGGAGAAGGGCGATATACGTATATAAATGGCTCTACAGCTGCGGGCTTAATAGTCTATGATGATAAATTTGCATATTCTCATCATGGAACAGACCCTGCTGGAGGTAGACTATGTAATGCATTTGACTTAGTTCGCATACATAAATTTGGCCATTTAGATACAGGCAAAGAAAAAGAAGACAAAGATAAAAAGAGCTTTAAGGCAATGGAAGAATTTGCCTCTAAGGACTCTACAACAAAAAAGCATATTGCTGAAGAAAAGTTTGCTGAAGCTAAATTCGAGTTTGCAGAAGAAGCAAAAGCAGAAGTTCCTGAAGAATATGATACTTCATGGACAGAAGAGCTTGATGCTAATACAAAAGGCGAATATGATAATTCTGCCAATAACTTGAATATAATAATTCAGCATGACCAATTCTTAAAAGATGTATTTAAGCTAAACATTTTTGATAATAAAAGATATGTTACACGTTCGTTACCATGGCGTAAAGTCGATACTGTGGAGCCTCTTCGTGATGTTGACTATTCTGGTGTTCGTAATTACATTGAGTGTGTTTACGGCATTGTGTCAAGTCAAAAAGTGGACGACGCGCTTGCGCTTGAATTTGAAAAGAAAAAGTTCCATCCGATAAGAGAGTATATATGTGCTCAAAAGTGGGATGGCATACCGAGAGTTAATACATTATTGATTGATTATTTTGGAGCAGAAGATAACGCTTATACTAGAGCCGCCATTAGGAAAACGTTGGTGGCGGCTGTTGCGAGGGTATTCGAGCCAGGTATTAAGTTCGACACAGCACTTATACTTGTCGGAGAACAAGGAACATATAAAAGTACTTTCGTTAAAAAGCTCGGCATGGAATGGTTCTCAGATACATTCACGACTGTGCAGGGCAAGGAGTCATTTGAACAGATACAAGGGGCGTGGCTGATTGAAATGGCAGAGCTTTCAGGCCTTAAGAAAGCAGAAGTAGAGTCAATAAAGCACTACATATCAAAAAGAGAAGATATGTTCAGGCCAGCGTATGGTAGAACAGTAGAAACATATAAGCGCCAATGTGTATTTTTTGGTACTACTAACAACAAAGATTTCTTACGCGACCCGACAGGAAATAGACGATTTATGCCTATAGATGTAAGATCAGAATATGCCACAAAGTCTGTAAATGATGACCTTACACAAGATGAAGTAAATCAAATATGGGCTGAAGCATATCAGCTATATTTGGCAAAAGAGCCTTTATACCTTGTTGGCGATGAAGATATAATTGCTAAGATTGAGCAACATAAACACTCAGAAGCAGATGAGAGAAAAGGTATTATTGAAGAATATCTTAATACTAAATTTCCAGATGATTGGGATAAAATGGACCTATACGACAGAAGACGTTGGCTTGAAGACCCATTGTCTAAAAACGGTACAGTACAAAAAGATTTTGTCTGCATTGCTGAAGTATGGTGTGAGTGCCTTGGCAAAGATAAGACAGAAATGTCAAGATATAATACCAGAGAGGTTAATGAAATTCTTAGGTCATTGCCTGAATGGGAAGCTATAGCATCCACTAAGAACTTTCCTTTATATGGTAAACAGAAATACTATAAACGTAAAGATAGCTTATTATGATAGCAAATTTTTATAAAATGCAATACGGAAATTACCGTAATTCTGTGCTTCTTGTAACAAGAAATATAGAATATATTCCATCTGTCAAAACGGTTGTTATATACGATGGCCAAAAGTTTTGTGTTGACAGACTGGAATTTAATTTGGATAAGTGTGAGTATAACATTTATATTGTAAGAGTATGATTATTAAGCAATATATAGTAGAGTGTGATAAGTGCGGCAAGCTGATTGGTATTTATAACCATTATAAGCCAAGCTTAAAACAATTACGCAAATGCTGTGGAATTGTTATAATAAATAATAGTACGCCACGGCTAATATGTAAAGATTGTATAAAGTATGATGATAGACAGTGAAAAAGTTATAGAGCGCAAATTGGCCGAGCTTGTTAAAATAAACGGTGGCATGTGTATAAAACTGCTGTGTGACCAACTTATAGGCTTACCAGATAGAATGTGCTTATTTCCAGGCCATAAAATAGTTTTTGTGGAATTAAAAACAACTGGACGAAAGCCTAAACGCATACAGGCATATATGCACAATAAGCTTAGAGCTTTGGGTTTTAGAGTTGAAGTAATAGATACGATAAAAGGCGTTGAACAATTTATAGATAGTATAATTTATGATAAGTAACATAGTTGCATTTATAATAGGTGCTTTGTTTGGTTTAGCTTGTTTAGCTATATTTAACAGTAACAAAAGATGAAAGAAACAGATTTACATAAATACCAATTAGCTTGCGTGCAGCATATAATCGAGCATCCATTTTGCGGTGTATTTGTAGATATGGGCCTTGGCAAAACCATATCATCTCTTACTGCTATAAATTATTTGATGTTTGATTATTGTGAAGTTAATTCTGTATTAGTTATAGCTCCAAAACGAGTGGCTGAGTCAGTTTGGCAAGAAGAAGCAGAGAAATGGGAACATACAAAGCATTTGCGCTTTTCTAAGATTATAGGTACTGCTAAACAGCGAATAGCGGCTGTTATGGAAACAAAAGCTGATATTTATATCATATCAAGAGATAATGTTGCATGGCTTTGCGCTTTATATGGCGGAGGCAAATTGCCTTTTGACATGGTAGTAATAGATGAGCTTAGTAGCTTTAAGTCTTATAAATCAGAGCGTTTTAAGGCATTACGTGGAGCTAGACCTTATCTTAAACGCTTAGTAGGACTGACAGGAACTCCGGCTCCTAATGGTCTTATTGACTTATGGCCTCAAATATATCTTATGGATAGAGGCGAACGTCTTGAAAAGACAATATCCAGATATAGAGAAAAATATTTCCGCCCAGGTCAAACGAATGGCCATGTCGTATATTCTTATGATTTGATGAGTGACTCAGAATATCTCATTCACAAGAAAATAGAGGACATTTGCATAAGCATGAAAGCCGACGATTATCTTGAAATGCCGGAAAGGACAGATAACTATATAAAGCTTAAAATGCCAGAGCAAATCAAAAAGCAATATGATGACTTTGAAAAGAATAAAGTTTTAGACTTATTCAAATCAGAGCAGGAATATTTGGATAATGCAGATAAGTGGGTAGATAAACCTGTGGAAATAAATGCTGTTAATGCAGCTGCGCTATCGAATAAATTATTGCAGTTTGCTAATGGCGCTGTGTATGACGAAAACCGTAAAGTGTTTCCAATCCATGACATTAAGCTTGAAGCACTTAAAGAAATAATAGAAGATGCAAATGGCCAATCAGTGCTTGTCGCATGGACATTCCAATTTGACAGAGATAGAATTATGGACTATCTTAAGAAGTATAAGCCAAGAGAGCTCAAGACAAATAAAGACATAGAAGACTGGAATGCCGGCAAAATACAAGTCATGTTAGCTCACCCAGCATCAGCAGGACATGGACTTAATCTTCAAGCAGGCGGAAACTTAATAGTTTGGTTTGGACAAACTTGGAGTTTGGAATTATATCAGCAGTTTAATGCTAGATTGTATCGCCAAGGTCAGAAAAATCACGTGATAATAAACCACTTAATTCTGCAAGGTACTCATGATGAAGATGTTATTAGAGCATTGAAAAATAAAGATAAAAAGCAAAATGCCTTAATGGATAGCATAAAAGCAAAAATTGACAAATATAAAAAATATATGTAATATGGGAAGAAATGGTAAAAAAGCTCCAGTATTTCTGGAAATGGTAAAATTTGTAAATGACAATGTTGGTAAGGTTGTCAGCTCGAGCGAAATTCTACTTGGTAAAGAGCCAGGTAGAAACTCTGAAACTGCATATCTTTATAAGTTTGCAAAACTAGGATATGTTGAACCTATAGAAGAAGGTCTTGTTAAAGACAAAGGAGCAAAATTCAGAATTGTAAAGGAATTTCCTAAGCATTACAATTCTGTTATGTTTATGGATGAACTGAGAGTAGCAAATGGGTATATACCAGATAATCATAAACGTAAAGTATATTGATATGAAAGCAACAGATGTACAAATAGGTGGTAGCCATTATAAAGATATGGCTATGCAACCAATAGAGCTTATAACTGCTTTAAGATGCTCTTTTATACAAGGATGCATTATAAAATATATTAGCAGGTATAGAGCTAAAAATGGAGCGCAGGATATAAAGAAATGTATTCATTATGCTCAGTTAGCTATTCAGTTAGGAGATAAAAGAAGATGCAATGATAAAGCTCTCTCTCTTAATATAAATAAGTTTATTATTAAAAATAAGCTAACGATACTTCAGCGGAGAATTATTACTCAAACTGCATATAATAATTATGAGCAAGTTATTCAATTTTGCAAAGAATTACTGCAAATAGAATATCCAGAAGAGCAATAAAATCTGGCCAAGTTAAGAAGTGTTAAGTGAGTGCATTTTATAATGAAAAAATTTTCTATTCTCGGAGAAAATTAGTATATTTGCATATCTAAATAAAGATAATAAAATGGACAAGAAAAGAACCTTTCAGCAAATAGCCAAAGATATAAAGTCAACATGGCTTAATGTATATTTTGGTGCGGTGCCTTATTTAGAGGCAATGTTAACACTTGACACTTCAGACCCGAATGCTATGTATTTTTATGATACTGCAGGAGATATTGTTAGATACTTCTTGGCAAATGCACAAACATTTAGAGGAGCGGATGCAAGAAGATTAAAAGAAGAACTTAAAAATTTAGTAGTGTAATGAAGAAAATAATTATCGGACTATGTGTTATCATAGTAATACAAGCTTTATGTATTGTCTATATGAATAGTGCTATAGGCCAAAATACTAAGTATATAGAAGCTTTAGAACAATATACAAAAGCTCAAATATATAAGAAAGATGCACAGCTTTATCTTATGAATTCTCAATGGAACAACCCAGAAGTTCATAAGCTATTGGCCGACTCTTGTAAAATGGATTGTATTAACTATAAAAACGGTAAATAATCATGGCTAACATCTTAGAACAAGCAAACAAGATTGTAAATGAACGCTCAGAGGAAAAAGAGCGTCAATATGGGCCATTCCAGGCATCAATGGAAAGAGCAGCAGCTATTTATAATTTGATGTCGCCAAAAGACCAGCAAATTACAACAGCTGGAATGTATAGAGCAATGATTGCTCTTAAGCTATCACGTGAGGCATATAGCCACAAAGAAGATAACTTGCTTGATGCAGTTGCTTATATGGGCGCATTAAATAATTACCTTGAACTTAATAACTCAAAATGATATGACACAGAAAACAGATTTTGAAGATATAAAAGCTGAAATTCTTAATCGTGCTAAAGCAGCTAAAGCATGTACTGAGCAATACAGCCGAGCGTATAAATCTGAAACACTTCAAGAATTATGCAGCGTTATTAAAGACAATTTTAATTGGTGCTTTAACAACAAAGTTATTACTTCTAACTTGCTAATGCAATATCGTGAGGATTTTGCTCAAAATGATATATTTATCAACATTTCGGTTCGGTCTGGGTTTCTTTTGTGCGACAATGCCACAGTAGAAGCATGCGGTAATGCCACAGTGAAAGCATGGGGTAATGCCACAGTGAAAGCATGGGGTAATGCCACAGTAGAAGCATG